GTAACGAACCTTGCAACTGCGGGAGCGGTATCAAGTACAAAAAATGCCACGGTAAGCCATGACCCACCCCTTCCGATTCTACTGCCTTAAAGGCGAATTTGCCGGTATTAAAGAGTTCCACGGCACCTATGATGAAGCCTACCAACTGGCCCATGAGTATTGCAACCGCATCCCTACCCTGTCCCGCTTTGAACGGGCATGAACGACGGGGAATTGGGCGGGAAAGATTTGTGGGAACAGTTCCGACAATGTACCTTTGCTTTATCAAACAAAACAACAATGACAAGCCCACACCAATCCTACCGAATATGGGAGGACACAATGCATCAGATTGAGCGAACGGCATTGCTGGAGAACCGGAGCCGCTCTTGCGTAGTAAACCGCGTACTTTCCGCCTTCTTCAACTCCACCCCCCAACAACAAACCGAAATTCTTAAACGCGTAAAAAAGGAAAAGAAATGACCAGAGAGCAACGACCGCTACAATTCAGGGCATACTGCTACACGATGAAGCAATGGGTGCCTTTCCTGATAGACCCGAGGGGGCTTATCTACAACTTGCCTCAATCAGACTGCGATATTGTCGCAGAACAATTTACTGGGATGTTTGATAAGAACAATCAGGAGATATTTGAGGGGGACATCTTGCAAGGCAATGGTAGGACTTACCGCTGCATTTACAAGGATGGTATTTTCTACGGGATAAGCTATGCAAACACCTATTGGATATACCCAATACACGACCTTACAGAGTGCGAGGTTATCGGCAACATCCATGAAACCCCTGAACTGCACCATGCCACAACCTAACACCACTACCCGCGAACGGTTCATCCCCGGTGGCTTTGAGACAATGCCGAAACCCGACCGCTTACCAGATGAACGCGATGAAATGCCGGTTGAAATAGCTTGCTGCAAATGCGGCGATACTTTCTTCAGAGGCAGGCCCGGCAGCTACCAATGTGCTAAGTACAAATTGCAGGGATTCGTGGTAAAGACAATCCTGTTCAAAGAGCAAGACAATCTGGGCTGGTGTTGGGGAGAGTGCGAAGGCAAAAAGAAACCAATAAAAACATTCACCAAAAAACAGATGCAAGATGCCCAATGGTAAAGAACGGTTCAGCGATGATGTGCAGTTGGAGCACACAACAGGCGAAAGGCTAGCCCCGCACTTGCTTGAGATGCTTCTGTATCTTGACACGCTATCTGACAAACACATCGCCACCATCCCCGCCTGCTGCGGCAAGTGTACCGAACACCCCGATTTCCCTAACGAAGATTCAATTTAAAGCAATGCAACTAAGAACAGCCACACGGCAAAAAGCTAAGATTCGCCTCGGACTTTCCGCAGTATCAGGCGGCGGCAAAACCTATTCCGCAATCCTTATCGCAAAAGGATTGGCAGGCGGTGACCTTTCAAAGGTTGCCATTATTGACACCGAAAATGGAAGTGCTGACCTGTACAGCCACATGGGGCCGTATAACGTCCTGCCGCTTGAACCACCTTACACGCCAGAGCGGTATGTTGAAGCCATCAGGGCGTGCGAAGCCGCAGGAATGCAGGTTATAGTAGTTGACAGTATTACCCATGAATGGGACGGGAAAGGCGGCATACTGGAGATACACAGCAACATGACCGGCAACAGCTTCACAAACTGGCAAAGCCTCACTCCGCGACATCAAAAGTTCCTTGACGCCATCTTGCAGTCCCCTTGCCACATAATTACCACTGTTCGCCGGAAGCAGGATTATGAGCTTACAACGAATGAAAAGGGCAAGCAAACACCTACTAAGGTAGGGTTGAAGGAAATCACACGTGAAGGCTTTGAATACGAGTTGACTCTTAACCTAGAGTTGGATGTTAAGCACAACGCCACATCTTCCAAAGACCGGACGGGTCTGTTTGTTGGGCAGCCAGCCTTTACCCCATCAGAAGAAACAGGTCGGCTAATATTGGATTGGTGCAACAACGGACTCGATGTTGATGCGGAAGTTGATACAGCACTTGCCACCATGCGCACCCTTACAACCAAGCAGAATATGCGCAACCACAAGGCTACGCTGCCTGACTATGTACAGAACCACGCACGACTGAACGCAGAAGCCGTGCCACTTTATAACTCACTCCCCGAAACACTGAACAATGAACCAGCCCAATAACCCACTATCCCTGATAAATCCGTCATTAGCCCCAACAAAGGCTAATGCGGAGTATATCGGAACCCACATCGGCAATGTAGTTGCAGAGGGCAACGCCGACCCCATAGACACCCTTGTGCGCCTTACTGCCATAAAGCTGGCTGTTGATACCGCTGTTGATGCCGTGAAGCCCTCAGCCATCGCAGAAGCCCACAAATACGGCAAAGATGGTGCGCGGTCAATGGATGCGAAGGTTGAAGTCGTGGAAGCCGGTGTTAAGTACGATTATTCCAATGACAGCGTTTGGCGTGACCTGAAAGAGAAGATTAAGGAGCGCGAAACATTCCTGAAAGGCGTTAAAGAAGCCTTTGAAATGCGTGTGGATGATGAATTGGTTACCATATACCCGCCTATCAGAACCAGCACCACTACAACAAAGGTTACACTGGCTAAGGGTACCCCCGTAATCGTAGCCGAATACGACCCGACCGTTAACGCAACTATCATCTCGTAACCATAACCCCGCCGTTCACAACCTTGCGCCCTGTTAATAGCAGGCGTGGGGGTAAATTTGGAAAGTATGAAACAGAGAGAGATAAAGTTCCGGATATGGGACGCAGAAAGCGACGAGATGCGCTATACAGATGAAATAAGCGTGTATGACAATGGTCTAATGTTCCACTTTGACACGCACAACGATGACAAAGAGCCTGTCATTATGCAGTACACCGGGCTGAAAGACAAAAAAGGCAAGGAAATTTACGAGGGGGATATTCTGGAAGGGGATAACTCTGTTCAATACCTTACTATGTTCTATGACGCCTCGTTCCTCGGCAAGGTTATAGGTCTCTTTAATGGGGACAAAACCATTGGCAACATATACCCATTGGGCCATTTTCAACTTACAAGCATATCTGTAATCGGAACCCTTTACGAAAATCCCGAACTAACCCCCGACCCCCTAACATGAACAACCTACCAGAAGCACTTTCACAGGAAATACTGGCAATCTTCAATGCTAAAAGACATTTTATTATAGCCGACAGTCCTACCGGTGCTATAATGCTTAACGCCATGTATGCAGCAGCGAAACACGCCCTCACCACCAGCCAGCCGCAACAGACAGGGGCGAGTGAAAAGATAGCCCCGGTACAGGGATATTCTGCCGGCATACCGTGGAGTATGCACCTACGCGCTTATGATGCTTATTGTAAATTATACGGCAAGCAAGAAGCTCTTATCGATTTGGAAGGCCGGCACTGCCGCGGCGGGTTCGGAACAGGGGAATTAGATGGTTTTATTCCAGGTTGGCGAGAAGAACTAAGCGAAATAAATAAACTGAAAAAGGAATTGGAGGAACTACGCGCCCTCTACGCCGGAACAGCCCCTGTCAGCCAGCCGCAGACGGATGAAGGGTTGGTGGAGCGGATGGAGATGGCATTGTCCAAAGGGAACGTCTGGAGAGATGCAGAGCGAATTGACATAGTTAAGGCCGCCACAGCCTGCGCCGACCTCGCTACCGCCCACATGCAGCCGCTGGTGGAGGCGTTGGAGAGGATAAGCCGAATCACTTGCAATGTAGCGACAACCGTGGACGCAATAGAAATAGCAGACGATGCCCTAAACTCCCATAAAGAAAACCAGAAATGACAGCAATACAACAAGCCGCGCATGATGCGGTAGACAAAGAGCGAGCAGAGTGTGCAAAGAACGGAACCATTATGACAGACGGGGAGATGATGGCATACACTGCTGGATACTTAGCGCATGCGTCAACAAGCAACATCCAGCACCGATGCAAGGTGGTGCATTCCGAAAGCAAGAACGCATGGAATATAGTAGGCACAGAATTGGGCGGTAAATTTAAAATCGCTCAATGCCCTTACCCACATTCTGACAATGATGAGGCAGCGCAATCCGCAAAGGATGAAGCGAAAGAACACGCCAACTTTATAGCAAGGTGTTTCAACGGGGATGCCGCACAGCCGCAGTGGTTGCCGATTGAGCAGGCACCAAAGGATAAGCCTATTGTTGCGATGAGGAACGATGAAGGCCCAATGGTGCTTTACTGGATTGAATCACACCAACACTGGGCCGCTTCGGGATGGCGTTATACCGCTATTGATGAGTGCCCGACTCACTTTCTATCTTCTCTCCCTGCCCTCCCATGACCCACACCACCCCAACAGAAGCCGCAGCGCAACGGGATACGCTGCTTATACAGGTGCAAGACCCACGGCTTAAGTTTCACGAGCAGATTGCAGCCATGATAGACGCAACCCGCATTAACAACAACCTTCGTGCATGGGGCTTTGGTGCCATCGACATGCCGGACATTCAATCCTATTTTCAATGAGCAAACTAAATGCCGTTTACAACTTCGGCAAAGCACTGCACCACGCATCAGCAGCTAAGTTCTACATGGAACTGGCATCACAGGACATCAAACCGGTCGGGTCGGCCAAGCAGCTTCTGAAAGACCTTATCAACCGGCAACGGCTCATCGTTACCATCCTGATGGACAAGCTATCACCGGAAGGGCAACAGGTAATGAAAGACGAACTATCCGACCCTCTGGCAATGGACGTGATTGCCGACCTCTGGTTAGGCTTAGACGATGAAGGCCGCGCCAAAGCAGAACAGTATTTAGACACACTTTATCAACAACAGAAACAAATACAAGCAGCATGACAATCACAGAACTCGTAACCGCAGCTTACACCGCTTCAAAAGAAGCAGGCTGGCACATCGACCGGACAACCGGCGAACCACTACAGCGAAACAAGGCAGAGATGATATGCCTGATGCACTCCGAACTTTCCGAGGCAATGGAAGGAGAACGAAAGAACCTGAAGGACGACCACCTGCCGCACCGTCGCATGGCTGAGGTTGAATTGGCGGATGTTCTTATACGCATTGGTGACTACTGCGGTCTGCATGGGTACGACTTGGAAGGTGCCGTTATCGAGAAGATGGCGTACAACCATACCCGTGCTGACCACCAATTATCTAATCGCGCCAAAGAAGGCGGCAAAGCGTTCTAATATGAAAAAGATATTCAATTTTCTATTTGGGTACACAAAAATTCACCCTCTCGTTGGAAAGACGGTTGTCTATTCAGAGTCTGAGGGATGTCAGGCGATGAACGTCATTAAATGGGTTGGCATTATCAGTCGCGTCTCAAACGCAGAAGATCGCAGAGAGATTGCCCATGTTGACATTAAAATATTCAACAGGTCTTACGGAGACTCCAGAGATAAGTGTAGCCGGCAAGAGTGGACCCATAAAATATCGGTGAAAGATTCGTCTTTCCAGAACGTAGAAGGCATACAAGTCATGTTCTATTGAAAAAACACCAACACTTAACAACATGACACACCGTAGAACACCACCAGCCATCCTGCATGGAAACGACCCTGTATTCACAATCCAAGACCTGCGCGACGGCAAATGCGCCGTGGTGAATGATGGGACGAGAAGGCAACTTAACAGAGTTCTTAAGGCAGCATGGCCAGAAGACCCTTTGCGGGCTACCGCTACCTTCAAATATTATTATTTGCTTACAGGAGGGAAACCACGATGGTACTTTTCCTCTGGGACTAACCTCCCAACCCAATCCGTTCACAAATTTTTAAAACAACTGTAAAATGGAAGAATTATTTGAAGAAATCAAACAAAACATCATTGACAAATCATCCGACCTAGGGGAGGAAGAGTACGCCGACTTGCTTGGCGAAACCTACGACTGGGTTAAGGCCGAACTTCAATCACTGCAAAGCAACTTCTAACATGCTCCACAACCACACCCTAATCCTGAACCATCGACCTTACCCGCTACCTTTGTCCACCCGACTGCACTTTAGCCGACTTGGCTATCTTCACGGCGACACCATCTGCCCCACCGATTACCGGTTTGATAAGGGAGTGGTGGTGCCAGCTTTCCCACGTTTTAACCCCTAACCGCCGCAAGGCAATAATTTACAGAATATGACAAACAAAGACCTGCAAGCACTGCTTGCCACATTCCCAGACAGCCTTGAGGTGCGACTTTGCGTCGACCCAACGGAAGACCAGACCATTCTGCCTTTCGATGAAGACCGTGTTTTACTCACTTCGGACACGTCCTACCTCGATACATCCGCGCCGGAAGATGAATGGGACAACCCTGATGGCAAAGTAATGCTTGGCGACGGCCCAAAATATCTCCTCATTAATCCCCCAATTCATTAATATCATGACAATCGAAGGGACAAGCCTGACAGCGCAAGAACTTTCGCCCGATGACCAGTTCTACTGCTATAATGCGTTGCTGGAGGTTTCAGGAGAAGAGGCTATTGCGCTACTAAAAGACATGGTGATAAGGTGCGGTGCTGAACAAGCTATGGGATTCATAGCGATATCGCTTAACGCTCACTATGGAAGTTGGGATATCCCGCAAGATGTCATAGACACGCATTGGAACACTATTCTCTACATCAACAAACAATTAATAAACCAGAATTAACCATGTCAGACCTCAAAGTAACGGGCAAACTGCTCGAAAAGAACGACACCCAAAACGTCAACGACCGATTTAAGAAGCGCGAGTTCGTACTGGAATTGTCAGAAGAAATCAACGGCAATGTGTACACCAACTTTGCCAAGTTCCAACTGGTTCAATCCAAGTGCGATATCCTCGACCGTTACAAAGTGGGCGATGAAATCACCGTCAACTTCAACATCAAAGGCAATCGCTGGGAACGCGATGGCAAGGTGAACTACATTACCAATCTTGACGCGTGGCGTATTGAAGGGGCTCAGCAGCAGGGTAACCAACCCGCCCAACAGGGACAGAACCAAAGCAGCTATAACGCGCAAAACAATGGCAGCAGCTCTGGATATCCGCAGCAACAAAATAATTCAAAAAATAACAGCGGGGAAGACCAGATGCCATTTTAATTTTGTATATTTGCAGCATAGCGAAAGGATCGCGTGACGTTGTGGACAGACAACATCATTAACTAATTTTCAATCCCTGATCGGGGGAGGCCTGTCCGCCAAACCTGATCAGGGATTTCCTATATGGATAAGGCTACATACCAAGAAAAGCTATTATTCCCTGAATGGATAGCTAAGAAGCGGCAAATACTAAAAAGAGATAAGTACACCTGCCAATGGTGCCAAGCAAAGGGAGTGCCGCTTCACGTTCATCACCTAGACTACAAAGACGGCAGGATGCCGTGGGAATACGAAGATTCATGGCTTATCTCAATATGTGGAGAATGCCACGAAACAGAGCATATGAAGCGTCCATCAATGGAGAAGCTGCTTATTAGTTACGTGCGGCTTGCTGGTGAGAATTATACTTCTGTTCTTACAATTGCTTATTTCCTGAAAGTGCTTAATCATACTGGCCAGCTTTCGACTTTCCTTATCGATGCCAAGTACGACCAAATGAATCAGTATTCTGATATTTTCTTCGAAAACGACTGGGACAAATGAACGGATACGAATTAACCCGCGCATGGTTTGATTTCTCTTTTACACACTCTGAAGCGAAAGTGCATCATACTGCACTTTTCCTTTGGATAGTGGAACTCAATAACCGTTTAGGATGGAAGAAGGAGTTTGGATTGCCTTCTGGTGTAACTATGGAAGGTCTTTCAATAGGCAATAAGAACACCTACCTATCCACCCTGAACGACCTTGCAAAATGGAAATTCATTGAGATTATAAAAGAATCCAAAAACCAATATCAGGCTTCCATAGTCAAAATATGCCGTGTCAAAAGTGCTACGGCGTTGCATACGGCACTGGATACAGCACTGGTACAGCGTTGTAACAACATTGATACCGGCACTGACCCTATAGATAAACCATTAAACAATGAAACAAATAAACAAAGAAACATAGAGTTTGACACCTTCTGGGATGCCTATGATAAAAAGAAAGGCAAGAAGGACACCCTTAAAAAGAGATGGGATGGCATGACCAATGAAATCCGCGCGGCGATCATGGAATACGTACCCCGCTACGTTCGGTCAACACCAGACAAGAAGTTCCGAAAAGACCCGCAGACGTTTTTCAACAACACAAGCTGGCACGATGAAATCATAGGGGAGCAAAAACCGGTACAGCATGAACTTAGGGAGCCTAAGATTGACGACTTCTGGAATCAGACGGATTACGAGGCAGCATTAACAAAATTTAAAAAAGGCGAACAATGGTAAGCATATTCAAAAACCTGTACGATAAGACTGCCTACAATATCCCGATTGAAGAAGCACTCGATAGAATCCAAATCGGCAAACAGAAGGAGAAGGTAGAGGAGATACGTAACTCACTCGATAAGGCAAAGTCAGATGCGCTAAAGCAACAATTGCCTGCCGTGACCTTTGCGGGGACTTTTCTAAAGCGTGGCGACGGCAATCTTATTCAACACTCTGGGTTCATTGTTCTGGACTTTGATAAACTGGATGATGTTGGAGAAAAGATGGCCCAAATGGCAGAGTTCCCCCACACGTTCGCAGCATGGGTTAGCCCTTCTGGTAACGGCGTGAAGGCACTTATTAAAATAGCTGATGGGGCAAAGCATTATGAGCATTTCGATGCGCTGTGCGAACATTTCCCAGAACTGGACAAATCGGGTCGTAATCTGGAGCGGCTTTGCTTTGAATCCTATGACCCGCATATGTTCCGGAATCCATCTGCCACCCCTTTTGCAAAGTACGTAACGGTTAAGGAGTACACAGAAACGATCGATGCGACTAATGGCGACGTTGATGTTAAGTTCAAAAACCTCCTGCGATGGATGGCCCAAACAGACCGCAGCTTTACGGATGGCAACCGCAATAGGTTCATCTACATTTTGGCAGGGGCGTGTTGCCGTTACGGGATACCAGCCGATGTAACAGCAAAACTGATAACCCGTGAATTTCCCCCTACAAACGATTTTACAGCAAAGGAGATTGCCAATTCTGTAAAGTCTGCCCATAAGAGGAACAAGCAGCTTTTTAATACGGTTGCCTTTGAGAAGGAAGTTTTGATTGAAGTGAAGTCGAACAGGACAATGACTATCGATGACATTCCCGACTTTGACCCAGATGCGCCATCAAAGGATGTTGTATATGCTTCCGAGGTAAAGACGCAGGCAATCGAAATATACAATTCTGGTTATGGCTTCGTTCATGGTATTCAGACAAAGCCTATAGATGACCTGTGGAAACCAAAGCGTGGAGAATTAACCTGCCTCACTGGTATAGGCAACTACGGCAAATCGCAGTTCATCAAATGGTACTTTCTCATGCGCGTACTGATGTATGGCGAAAAGTTTGCCTCATTCAGCCCAGAAGATAACCCACCACAGGAATACTACCACGACTTTGTTGAAATGCTTTTAGGGTGTGACTGCACCCCATCAAACCCAAATAAGCCCCCAATCGAAGAATACATAAAGGCTTACGACTGGATAGGGCAACACATTTTCTACCTGTATCCACAGGATGAAGCACCAACACCGGAATATATAAAGGCTCGTTTTCTGGAATTGATTGTGAAGGAAAAAATTGACGGTTGTTGCATTGACCCCTTCAATCAACTTTCCCACAGCTACGGAGCACGTTCGGATAAGTACTTAGAATCACTGTTTGGGGACTTTGCAAGGTTTGCCCAAAAGAATCAGGTTTACTTTGTAATAGTTGCGCACCCAAAGATGTTGGGCAAGCAGTCTAACGGGAACTACCCCTGCCCAGATGTATTCGATTTGAATGACGGCGCAATGTGGAACAACAAGATGGATAACATTTTGGTCTATCACCGGCCAATGGGACAGACTGAACCAAACGACCCAACGTGCGAGTTCCACAGTAAGAAAATTAAACGGCAAAAGGTTGTAGGAAAAAAAGGATTTTCAGACTTCACCTACACGCGGCATTCAAGACGTTTCCAGTTTGGCCTAAATGAACCAATGGCACAGCAAATAGCAATGCGCGGTCTGAATTTTAAAGGGTCGACAACTCCACCACCGATAAATCCAACAACAATTATTCCAATTATTCAAAATATACCTGATGACTTCTGGAACGAATAAACCCGAATACACAAGGGAGCAAAAGCTGCAATGGCTCTTTGGCTTCCAAAAGAAAGCCGCCGATGACTTCTTTGAAGCTGCCAAGCGCATCAACGATAAGCTGACGCGTGAAGGGATAAGCAAAGACGAATTTGTGCAATATTGCCAACAACAGGAATCAGCAACTAAAGCCCCTAGATAATGACCAAATCCACCACCACCCGCCAGAAGATTGAACTGACCGTGCTAATCCACAACGCCACGAAGCAGGCAGGGCTGACGCTACTACCAGAACACAAGTTCCACCCTACCCGACGATGGCGGGCAGACTTCGCCATTCCGGAACTGCGCATCCTGATAGAGTACGAAGGAATCAACAGCGCGAAGTCAGGCCACACCACCATCACAGGCTACACCAGCAACTGCGAGAAGTACAACCAAGCAGCCATACTAGGCTGGCGCGTCCTGCGGTACACGTTTAAGAACTACTCCCAGTTCATCGCGGACTGGGCATCCCTCACCACCCCCGCCGCGAAGGATTAACTGAATTTACAAATGTTAACTGCGATAGTCGCAAAAAACCCAATTTTTACAAATGAAAGACAACAAGAAGCGCCGCGAGACTCCAATATTGCTCCGCATTGCAAAGATTGCAGAGCTTAAAAAGACCAGCAAATGGCAGCAAGCTCTTTCTTGCTACTGCGTTTGCCATAAAATCGGCAACACCCCGCATCATGGTCTTTGTTGCGCTATGCCGAACGTCCTGCACAGTGAGGCGGTGTTCAGGGATGCACTAGGCGAGGATATTAAGCCCAACACGCCCCAATAACCACCCAACCCATACATCACCCTACCCCGACCGATTTGAGGGGCTAAAAACAGTTTTAAAATGGCAAGAGCATACAACATGGATTGCCTCGAAGCGATGAGGCAGATGAAGGATAATCAGTTTGACTTGGCGATTGTTGACCCGCCTTATGGGATAAACATGGATAATCAACCAGTAAGGCTCAAGCCAAGTAGACCGAACAACTATCTTCGGGCAGGAGAACTGCAATACAAAGTATCAAAATGGGATAATGCATTTCCTCAAAGAGAATACTTTGATGAACTCTACAGAGTTTCTAGAAATCAAATTATCTGGGGTGCAAATTATTTCTGTGAACACATAAAAAGCGGGAAAGGATGGATTTATTGGGATAAGCAAATGGGAGAAAATAATAACTTTAGCACAGGGGAGTTTGCTTATCAATCTATTCAGGTCCGCAGCAATTACATTTCGATACCGTCTATGCGCGTAGCCAACACACGCATTCATCCTTGCGAAAAGCCCGTCGCACTCTACCGCTGGCTCCTTGACAAATACGCCAATCCCGGCGATACCATCCTCGACACCCACCTCGGTTCCGGCAGTTCCCGAATAGCTGCACACCAGATGGGATTTGACTTTACCGGATACGAACTTGACCCTGACTATTTCGCCGCACAAGAGAAACGCTTCGCCCTTGCGATACAGCAGCAATCCCTGTTCTTGCCGTAACCGAAAGATGATGTATCTTTGGGGGGATGGCCACACCACTTAGCGGATTACGCGTCCACCACCTGAAAGAGGCAGTCGTGAAGTACGGCGACACCACCACTTTGGCTGATGCACTTGCTGCTGAAACGACTGAACGTGATGCAGCCTTTGTTTATCCATGCCCTAAGTGTGGCGGACAAGGGCAATATTCTGGCGTTAAAGACGGGTTGCCTTATGATGAGATGGTCACCTGCGACATTTGCGATGGGCAAGGCAAGACGGCTATCCAGAAGGTGGCGAGGGTGTGTGGGTATGATGATCTGGTTAGTTAAAAAATAAATAGATGGCAGCACACGCGGGTAATAAATACGCTTTGGGCAACAATGGTGGAAGACCTGCCCTCTACGAAACGCCTGATGCTTTGGCAGAGGCCGTTTTATCTTATTTCGATTGGTGTGAGGAGAGTACGGTTAAGGCAACGGTCACCGGACTGGCCTTACACCTTGGCTTTGCAAGTCGCTCCAGCTTCGACCAGTACGAAGAAAGAAATGATGAGTTTATGTACATCATAAAACGAGCTAAGTTAGCAGTGGAAAACTCTTATGAGCTGTCAGGTGGCACGTTTGACATCTTCGCCCTAAAAAACATGGGATGGAAGGACAAGACAGAGGTTGACAGTAACCATACTTTGAAAAACTTTAGCATTAAAGACGCGGTGAAGTTCGCTGATGGTAGTACTCAATCCTAAATATAAACCACTGTTCGCCGGTGAAACAAGGTTTTACATTATCATAGGCGGCAGAGGTTCGGGCAAGTCATTTGGGGCAGGTACATTCACCTGCCTTTTGTCATTTGAGGAAGGGCAACGAATATTGTACACGCGGCAAACAATGAGTTCAGCCCATTTGTCTATCATCCCAGAGTTCAAAGAGAAGATTGAGCTGATGGATGCTGATGGTAAGTTCGCGGTGAACAAGACCGAGATAGCAAACCTTGATTCCGGCAGCGATATTATATTCAAGGGTATCCAATCCAGTTCAGGGAGCAATACCGCACAGTTGAAGTCGCTTACCGGCATATCGTGCTGGTTGGTGGATGAAGCGGAGGAGCTTGTGCAGGAAGATGTATTTGATAAGGTCAACCTATCTGTTAGGCAAAAAGGAGTGCAGAACAGGGTTATTATCATGCTGAACCCTGCTAAAAAGAAGCATTGGATTTACAAGCGATTCTTTGAGCCCTTCAATATACCCAACCGGTTTAACGGGGTAGTAGGCAACGTTACCTACATTCATACCACCTACCTTGACAACCTAGATAACCTAGACCCGTCCTTCATTGAGGAGATGGAGCAATTGAAGTTGACCAACCTGCGCAAGTACAATCACCTCGGCATGGGGGATTGGGTGGATAACGATGAAGAGCAGGCATTGTGGAAGGACGCACTTATTGTTGCCACGCGCAGCATCACCGCTCCACCATTGCGCCGAATTGTCGTTGCTATTGACCCTGCCGTTACCAGCAAGGATACCAGCGACGAAACAGGCATTGTCGTGGCGGGGTTGGGGGTAGACAACCGGCTGTATGTATTGGAAGACCTGACAGGTCGCTACACCCCTGCGCAGTGGTCAACTGCTGCCGTGGCGGCTTTTAATAAGTGGAAGGCTGATCGCATCATCGGGGAAGTCAACAACGGTGGCGACCTCATAGAAGCGACCTTGCGAACGGTTGACCGCAACATCCCTTACCGTGGCGTACATGCCACCCGCGATAAGTTCACCCGTGCCGAACCTGTTGCATCGTTGTGGGAAACAGGGCAGGCTTCAATAGTCGGTCGACTGGTGGAGCTGGAGTATGAAATGACAACATGGGAGGCTAAGAAGGGCCAGAAATCCCCCAACCGCATAGATGCATTGGTTTGGGCCGCTGCCGAACTGATGCCAGACCTTACTAAGCCGAAAAGGAATACCGCAGCCGTGCGTTCAATGTTTGGCTAACCCTTTATCTTTACAATATGGATGTTAATTTCTTTGCCACAAACTTCTCCAATCCCGCTACGCTGATACCCGCTATTCTTAAAGAATGGAGGCCAAAGTTTGAACTCGACGCTTTCAAGCAGTACGAGCCGGAGTTGCACAAGATTAACAGCCCTGTTTATCGCCCTGACCGGCTTGTGGCAGAGCAAAAGGATGACCAAGGGCAAACCATATCGCCCGCACGGATAGAGTATGCTACACGGATATCGTTAGCCCTGCAAAAGATAATCGTGACCCGCGCTGTTGCGTTTCTGACCGGGGGCGGCATGAGCATAGATGGCAAACCTGTCAACGATGCGCAAGAAAAGTTGTTGCAGAAAGTGAAAGACTGGTGCAAGCTCAATAAGATGCGGTTTAAAGCAGGCCCACTTGCCGAGGCGGTGATGAGTCAGCTCGAGGCAGCAGAGATTTGGTACAGCGAGGTAAGCCCCGTTACTAAGACCGTAGTGATGCGGTGCAAATACTACTTCCCATCCAAAGGGTATGACCTTATCCCGACCTTCGACAACCACGGCGACCTGATAGCCTTCAGCATCCAGTACGAGGACACAACAGCGCGTAAGCGTTATCTGGATATGTACACCGACAAAGTGTTGCGTCGATACGTTCAGGATGGGCGCGGGTGGCAATTGATTGATGAGGTTGAATTGCCATACGGCAAAATACCCGTCATCTACTTCAGCAAGCCTAAATCAGAGTGGGCAGATGTCCAGACCATGATCGACCGGCTCGAGCTTCTGATGAGCCAATGGGGGGATACCAACCAATACCACAGCAGCCCGATGCTGGTACTTAAAGGGCTGGTAAATTCATTGGGTGAAAAGGGGCAATCTAACCGAGCCGTTGAGGTTGAGCCGGAAGGCGATGTTAAGTACGTCACATGGGATGTGGAGCCGTCCGGCCTCATTGCGGAGAAGGATGCGCTGCAAGAAAACATTTTTGGGCTTACTCAGACCCCTGACCTTTCATTTGAGTCCATGTCAGGGCTTGGCGATATTTCAGGCGTTGCATTCGACCGGATGTTGATAGACCCACACCTTAAAGCAATCAGAGCGCAAGAGGGATGGTATGGAGAAGGGGTGCAGCGCAGGCTGAACTTCCTTAAGGCGGCAGCTATAGCGGCTAACCCATCGCTCAATGCAGGGCAAGAACTAGAGATTGAACCATCTTTTAGCCTTTACCGCATTAACGATGAGGCCGAACTGATAAAGGTTGCCATGAGCGCCAACGGAAACAAGCCAGTGATGACGCAGAAGGATTCAGTGCAGTACGTTGGGTTGTCTGATGACCCTGCGCAAACTGTTGCGGATATACTTGCGCAACCTACCGATAACACTCAACAATAGGCACAGTAACGACAAGCACAGTGCCGACCGTATCGGTGCGATCCCTTGAGTGTGCCGCCTTCCATTGCTCAATAGTTTTATCCGTTTCGCCGCAGACTTCCTGCTGCACGTTGTCGACAAAGCATTGGTAGCAATGTTTTGGCTGGCAGGATGTGAGGAGCAGCACTGCGAGCAGTCCGATGTATCGCCCGACTTGCGAGCGCGGGTTATACCGAGGCACCGCAGATTCGATTGCCTTGAGCCTGCCCACTACAATATCAATCTCCGTCATCAGTTCAGCACAGGATTCTCCCGCGTTGATTCGCCTGTTGCGTTCGGCGCAGAGGTTCTTAAATGTTTCCTTCAGGGATTCGTAGGTAGTGGGCATATATCGTAATTGAGCCGCATAAAGCCGCGTTTGATACAATGAGCAAGGTGTAGTGCTTCGGCCTTTTCCCTGCCGTATTTCTTGACAAGATAGGGCGAAACACGTTTTGTAGGCGTGTAGTCGGGTGGGCGTTTCATAGACGGGTGTAGTTGCCTGATTTGATTGCGCGATCAAAAGACCTCTTGCCAGCTTCAGCCCGACCGTATTTCTTTACCATGTACCTTGACGGTATCGATACTATTAATACCGACACTACCTTGTCAGTTAATGCGCATGCAGGCGTTGTACTATGATTCATTCTCCATCGTTTTAATAAACTTAGCAATATCCGCAGCCACTTCATCAAAAGTGTTGCCGGTGAAAGATTGTGAACCGAAGGTATTGCCACGGCTAAAGTCTACCCTGCCGTATGCTACCCATCCCGCGAACAGGCGAGATACCGTAACCGATATGCCTTGGATGTGGTCGCGGGCAAACGGGTTGAGTAGTGGGGTGTGTGGATTAAGCATTGGGATTTAGCTTGCGTACTACTCGACGGATAAGCGTAATCAACCCCTTGTCCAAAGTTAGATCGTGCCCACTTTCAACAAACTCATTTAGGTGATTTGCCAGTTTGATCGGCCTGTTCTCCTCAACAATGCCAATGTGAGTGCCCACGATTGCGCCCAATGATTCAGGCCAGAGATTGGGGATATTCTGACTGGATAACGCCTCAACCTGCTGTTTTGATAATTCACGCCCCTTAGCCCTGAAATATTTCCCAAGCGCAGATTCAGCATCGGAGAATAGTTTATCCTGCCGGTTTAATATCGCATTGACTGCCGCGCTCGTTCCGCTATCCCCATACACATAGTCATGCAGAGCGTTGCCATTAAACTTTTCGCCTAGTTCTGCTGAAACCTCTTTTACGCCCCAAGATATTTGCCAATGGTCTTCTTTAGCTAGAGGCCCAAATGTAGGGTGTAGAATAGTTGTCGTTTCAAATCCAGCATCGTTTAGCTTATCTAGTTCGTGCTGTGAGAGAAAGAAAGTGCTTTCAAGGTCGATTGAATATTTCCCATCGCTGGCCTTGCTCTCAATCATTTTGATAAGCCTGTTCCACTTATCTTCTCGTTTAGCCTTATCGGCCCTTGCCTTCATTTGTTGTGCTGTTATCATGTCGTCGGGTTATTTAATGATTGCGAATTGAATTTATCCAGCAAAGTATCTCCTGCTTATTCAAGATTGGCATCTTGCTCCCGTATCGTGTGCGGTAGGGTAAAGCCTGCTCCGTCCACAGGTAAAAACGTTTGGGCAGAGTCGGGTAGCCGATGTTCATGCAATGAATGGGCCTTACGCCCCTGTTCACCTGAAAGCGCAGGTCTGTTTTGGTCATGGTATCATCGCATACATACGGCACCCCGTTACGGTTGCCGAACTCTACCAGTACACGAGGTGATTGCGGGGAGGTGTGCTTAGTCATTGTCGAGATACAGCAGGATAAAGAAAGCGGGCAGCCAACTTATCAGCATAAGCCATCCATTATTGAAGTACACACAGGGGCCGAGGAATGCGAGTCCTGAAATGGTTAGTTTGACTATTGATTTAAGTAGATTCATCATTGGTTGTGTATGTCTTTAGGCCAGTTCCTATCCAAAAACGGTTTGCCGCCCATGCAACCAGAGCGCGACAATGCATCCAATTTGCTCATCATGTCTGATACATAGGGCCGATGAGTATAGCGCACCCGCCAGCAGGGTATTGGCACGAATAGGGAAAGCAGGAACAGGAAGTGATATTTGAAGCCCCTTATTTCTTTTTCTGGTTCTTCTGATCTGGATATAGGCAGAGGAGGGACATCCATCTTGCTAATCTCTATCTTACCTACTCGCTTCTCGTCCATGTTATTTCGTTTTTAGTGTAACCATTTGCCATCAAAATAGCCTCAATCAGCGGCGATTGTAGCTTCCCCGACCGGAACCGGCGTTTAATCTTGTGGGCAGCCTGCGGTGTAATGCGCCCGTCCTTGCTATGGGCAGACTTTACGCCGATGTACCACTTTGGCCTGCCGAAAACATAGGTCAATGCCTCCTGTGTAGTCATATAGCCCCAAAGGTACACCGATAGTTAACACGGATATTTAGTTTCGTGCCTATTTTTGGGCTATACAAAACCAAACTTACCAATTTATGCCAGTTGCAAAGGATAAGGTGCTGCCAATACTTGAGAGCATTCTCAAGGGCAAGTCAGCATCCAAGACTTTTAAGGACGGGATAGCCACGAAGTGGGCTGAAAAGATTGAAAAGGAAGAGGACATTGAATCTTATATCAATGACCGCTCTGACTTACTTCTCGAGGCCGTTTCCGAAGCAGACCGTCGCGCCACAGACGCTACAAAGAAGGCAAAAGAGGATGCCGCCAAATTGCTCAACCCCGAGCAGGACAAAGAGCCAACGCCTACTGACGATCCATCGATGCCTGCATGGGCAAAGACGCTGATTGATCAGAACAAGACGCTGACCGACCGCCTTGCAGGGATAGAAAGCAAATCACAGCAGCAGACTATTGCCGAAAGATTCAAGAAGGAAGTTGGAGAAGGCGTACCGGAAAAGCTACTCAACCGGTTTATGCCTACTTCTGACCAAGACTTCGAGACAAGCGTATCTGACTTGAAATCGCTGTTACCAGAATTGAAAGTTTCTGGCTTCGGCAATGATAAGCCAGCGGGCTACGCAGGCGGCGAAAATACCGGTAAGGTTAAAGAGGCATCCAAAGAGGAGCTGGACGCTTTAATGACACATATCCCTAAACAACATTAATCCCCATCAAAAATGGCAATCGGAAACCTTTCCAACACATCTGCCACCTACGATGATGGACTTGACAGTATCGCGATCGTCGATAACTTACAGTCTATCCGTGGTGGTCGCACGCTGGATGTAACGGGATTCACCCCTGCGGTAATTCGCTCGGGCCACGTTATTATTCAAGCTACTGCCACAGGGCAGTACAAACCAATGCCGGTTACGGGTGTTAATAGCATCGGCGGACTCGGTATTGTAACTCCAGGCACGGGCTACACTCCTGCCAGCAACACGGCCCCTGTAACCTATTCGGCTGTAGCGCTGACTGGCGGCACGGGCTCGGGTGCCACGGCTAACATTACGGTATCTGGCGGCGGTGTTACTGCTGTTGTTATCGTAAATAAAGGCACAGGCTATGCCGCTGGCGATACGCTGTCTGCACTGGTTGCGAACATCGGCACAACCGGCACAGGATTCACCGTAACAGTCGCCTCAGTAAATGAAGCTGGCGTATACGGTACACTTCCTGCAAGCCATACCTACCAAGGTATCCTCATTAACTCTGTACTTACAGCAAAGCCATTCGCGGGCATCATGGTTCGCGGGAACTTCAACCCTGTTGCAGCTCCTTATGACTTTGAAACGATTCGTGCAGCATTCACAACCGCGACCAATGGCCGCATAACCGCCCTTGCTGACTAATCATGAATCCTACATTATTTCTCCAATGGGTACAGCAGTATTTCCCCGGTCTCGTTACGCGTGTAGTTCAACGCTACAATGACCAAAATACTCCCGAGGCTGCGCAGAGCTATATGTTCCGCGAGTTTCTTCAAAAGCGCATGTCTTTGGATGGCAAGTGGGAAACCCTTACTGTCAACAACAGCCTGATTGCTGCTGATGTTATCGCAATGGATAGCAGCATTCCTGTGAAGAAGCGTCCGACCTTGGGCCGCGCATCCGGCGATATCCCTAAACTGGGTATGGAGCTTGTAAAGCGTGAAAAGCAACTCACAGACCTGATGTCACTCGTTGCCCGCCTTCGTGGCACCGGTGCAAATGCAGATGCTCTGATTGCTGCACAAATCCTTGATGACGTGCCGATGGTAATCAACGGGCAGTACGAACGCCTCGAGGCTATGTTCCTTGAAGGTCTTTCATCTGGTGCCGTGGTTATCGACGACAGCGAAACGGTGGGTACAGGCATCCGTATTGACTACGGATATCAGCCGCAAAACCAGTTCACATCTACCCTGCCTTGGAGCAACGTTGCTGCAACTCCGTTCAGTGACCTGCAAAAGCTGATTGACTTCGCATCATTTGAAGGCGACACGGTAATGATGCTGATGATGGATCGCACCACCTTCAACAACATGGCCAAAACCAACGAAGGCAAGGCTATCTACGCTGCTTATGCTGGCTTCCCCGGCACTACACAGCCAATCCCAACGCTGAACCAGCTTAACCCTGCCCTGCAAGACCGTTTCGGCTTCCAGATTCGCATTGTTGACCGTTCTGTACGCATCGAGCGCAACGGCGTTCGCACAAGCCAGCGTCCTTGGAAGGCAGGCGCAGTTGTTGCCCTTACCACAATGGATGTTGGTTCTTATGTTTGGGCTCGCCTCGCTGAGCAGGATATCCCTGTAGGTGGTGTGAACTACCAGACTGCCGACGACTTCATCCTTGTATCTAAGTACAGCCTGAATCGCCCATCGCTGATGGAGGTTACCAATAGCCAGTCGCGCGTTGTGCCTGTTATTGACAACCCGTACCACATCTACACTCTTGACTCCACAATAACCGCTGCTTAATCATGGCAAAGAAGAAGCAAACATCCTACATCGTAGCGGCTCCGTTTCAGGATGCCCGCGAATATGCCACCACTGCTGTACCTAATCAGTACGCAGTAGGCGATGATGTAAGCCACATGGAGCCTGCCCGCCTCGCCACCTTGGTTGAGCGCGGTCTGGTAACTGCCCCTGAAACGACCGAAGAAGCTGAATAATGTACTACTCCGCAACTACCATCACCAACCTGCAAAACCGTATCGGATGGGCACCGCCTGTACCGCCAGTGGACTTCGCTGTTACGGCTTCGAACCTGCAAAGCGATTCGGGCCGTCTGTTCAGCGATTATTGCAAGCTGTCAACGGTGGAAGTGGTTAGTAAATTACAGCCCAAGTCAATCAAGAACGGTGCGACACCCGTTACTGACCCTAACCCGCAACTGGCAAGCCTGAAAAGGTCTGCTGTGTTGCGGGCACTGGGTAAAGTATTCGATAACAACCCGCGTGCCAATCAGTACAAGGCTGCCTTCGACCAAGCCGTTGATATTTCAGCCAACGAATACGACAACATCATTGCTGCCCGCCCTTATCTTCTGGATGAGGTGATAGGTTATGCGATGGCCGTAGAGGTGATTGAAATGGCAATAGCATCGAACCGTAGCAACTTTGAACAACGATTGATGCAGGAGGCTATGGCTGATATGCGCCTCGACTTGGACGGCTATACCGACACCACAGGACAATTCGTTAGCCCCGGCGTTCGCGGGCAGCTTCGCAAGGCTGTGGAGAACCTGACAAACATCCTGTGGCCTGAACGTGCCCGACCTATTATCCGCAACGCTTCGCACAAATGGTAATCACTAAACTTCATCCCGTAGGCATAGACCGGCCTATTCAGGAGCTTCAATTGGGGCTTTTTGAGTACATCATGCCCGAGCTTGGGATTGAGAACGAAGATTACCAAAGTTACGGACGGGCTTACAAGAACGTAAGGGCAGGCGAAGAAGGCTTAGTTGCCGAGGTGTACAGCGGCAAAGGAGAATACAGAGATGCTTACTTAGATGACCAGAATAAGATAGCGTCCTTCTTTGTAGTGCCGGACACCATATCTGTTGACACCGACCAAGGGCAAAACACCGCACAGGTAGGGATTATATTCATGATGAACCTTTCGCGATTTGCTGGCTACGTTCCAACGCAGCGCAATGATGAAGAGATAAGGAATACCATCATGAAGTATTTTACCACACCGGTCAACGGGGCAAGCCTTACCGGCGTTGTCACAGGTCAACAACAGGTATTTGCAGAGTTCACCGCATGGCGCAATAAGTCAGAGCTTAAGTTTCAGAACATACACCCCTGGCATTGCTTCCGATTAAACATTCAACTCATTTACTCAAATTCTAACTGCTAAACAATGGCAACACTAAACCTTTTGACGTGCGACACCGCATCCGGCAACACCGGCATCGGCAAGTGCGTTCGTATGCTTCAGGCTGCGGTAGGTGGCTTCTTTATCCCTAAAGGGACTGGTATATCTGCCGCTGACGCAGTCAACCTGAAAACCTTTATTGCGGGTAAGGTACACGCCGCCGTATATGCCGAACGCTGGCACCCAGTAGGCAACTGGAATACCATCACCGCACAAGACCAGGAAGAGGTAACACAGACCTTTGAGGACGGCAGCAGCTATACTAACCGCGATGGTTACTATTCCGCTATGTACCGCCACCTGAACGGTCAATGCTTTCACCAATCGCTGCGCCGTTTTGAAGGACGGCAGGAGCAGTACGACTATCTGGAAGTTGACAAGGATGGCCGTCTTGTAGGCGTGGCTGGATACAATGCCGCAGGTCTTGAGATGCTGTACGGCTTCGACCTTTCCCGCATACACATCCCTAACCTGACCCGTGCAACGCAAGCCGAGGCGGTAGGCTACTGGTTGACGCTGGATTTGGCTGATGCTACCGAAATGAACGACCGCGTCATGATGATGGATGCTAAGGATGTTCAGGGCATCAAGTTCAACCCGCTTGCCTATGCAAAGAGCCAGTCTGTAAAGGATGTGTTCCTTTCCAACCTGACACCATCCGGCGCAGCGTCTGGCGTGTTCACCATCTTCGTTGCAGAAGGCTGCAATGATGTGAGCATTGGCAAGACCTATGGCGCGGCCCTTACTGCTGCCAATGTAGTTGCCAAGAACAAGACCACCGGCGCACCCATCACCGTGACCTCCTTCGTGGTTCAGGCTACCGACGCGGCCCCTTACATCCTTACACTGGATACGACCGACCCCGACTACCCTGCTACCGGCTACATCGAGCTGACGCTGACCGGCGTTACGTCGCTGTTCACCGCACTGGGCAACTACTACGAGGCCAACACCATCACATTCCTTCGCTCTTAATACCTGAACCATGCAAGCACAAGCAAACGACTTCATCACCCTGAAATACGAGGGTCAAGAACTGGGTTCTTTCAACGGCAAGCACATCGCGGGTATGTCACAGGCTGACTTTCTAAAGTCACCTATGGCACAAGCTGCGTTCCCTGCCCCGGCATTCAGTGACGAGGCCCGTAATCTTCGCCTGACTGCCCTTTACCAGACTGCTGTTGACAAGTTCGGCAGCAAAGCGGCAGACAAGCCCGCAGAGAAGCCAAAGCCATAAGCTACCCTGACCAACCAGAATGGCCCGCGTAATTCGCGGGCTTTTTTGTGCTGTTTGGGGGCAGTTTAAGGCTTTTTCGACAGGCTTGTTGTAGGTTTGGGGCATGGAAAATAAGCTAAAAGAATACGAGGGGAAAACTATAGAACAAGTTGTAGACGACGGGATACTTTACAATATAATATACATTTACTTTACAGACGGCACCAAGATAAAAATACAGGGTTCGTGCTATGGGGGCGAAGTAGGCGTTCACATTTACGACGGAGACTAGAAATATAATGGAATACTTTACACTATTGAGGTTGGTGTTTATAATGGTCGCATCAGTTGTCATGGCAAACCTGTCCTTATTATTATGCCTATGGGATGCTAGATTGATATGGATACCGGCGTCTTTCTTTATAATTTGCATCATTTCTGTCATTGCAGTCATTTTGCGTTGCATTACTATTTTGATTTAGACAAAGTTTATCTACATTTGCATCGAATAGGTGCCCTATTCATATTATCGAAATGAAAGCAACATTTACTTATCAGCAACCCATGCCGTGCCTTATTGGCGGGAATGGATAGCTGTGTTGTAATTCAACAATACTAAAGCCCCTTCCCGAAAAGAAGGGGCTTTTTGCATACAGGCGTAATCGGTAAATGGAAGCCGCCCTGATTTGGGATCAGGAGTAGAAATACGCTGCAAGTTCGAGTCTTGTCGCCTGTACTTAGAGTGATGATGTAACGGAAGCATATCAGACTTTGATTCTGATTGTACAGGTTCGATGCCTGTTCGCTCTTCTTTCAACAACGGTCTGTTGAATCACATTCGGAGTTGAGAATTCAACCGGTAAGGCGCACCCGTTCCGAAAGCGCTATTGGGGAGTAATGTCGCAATGGTGCGCGCTTGACTGTAAATCAGGTAACCGGCATAGGTAGTAGGTTCGATTCCTGCTGCTCCCACTACAAGCCCCGACCTAACCAGTCGGGCTTTTTTGTATAACTTCGTGTCATGGGTTTTGGCGCAATGTTGGAGGCACTGAAAGGGGTTAACCTAACCCTGCTGACCGCTGATGCCATCACGGCAAACCCCGTGGCTGTACTCGATGCCAACAAGGCGCAGTTGATGGAAGGGTTAGGAGTTGACGATCGCCCGTTGGGGCCAAAGTTCAGTGCAGACCCTTACTTTAAATCCCCTGCCTCTGCGAAATCATACGCCGACTTCAAGGCGCGCGTTACCCCACAGACCCCATACGATACCCCAAACTACTTTATTAAGGGCGATACCCACAATGCAATGTATCTTACGGTCAACGGCACAACATTCAGCGTCCGCACCGGCGTATCATGGGGCAACAAGATTGACCCCAAGACAGGCGGGCAGGCGTTCGGCTTGAGTGTCGACGATTCCCGCACCCTGTACAATACGACTTACAGCCCCGTTGTCATGGCGGGTATTAAATCACAATACGGTTTTAAATAATGGCCTGCAACGACTGTGGAAGCAACCTATCAGACAAACAACTACTCCAAGCCAAACTTAACAAGGTGGCAGCGGCTGAAGAACGCGCTAAAGATTGGGCGGCACGAACCGGATTCAGCGGACGCGCCGTCGTCATCTTTGAAACAATCAATGGCGGATTCGGATTCCATCACCCTGACGAAGAGCCACGCGGGGTTGAATACTCCCGTTTATATATCAATTGACGCATTGCCGTTCAGCGAATACGTTGATATGGCTGTAACGGGTCAATACGGGGCAATCGGATATGAAGGCTGGCAGATTATCCAAGCGGAGTTCAACGAGGCCATAGGCGGCGAAAGAATGGGCCGGATTGCTGAATTGAGCGGGGAGATAGCGCAGCAGGATATGTTGATTGAGGTTACCCAGTCACTGATTGATTTTATTACCAAGTGCGGGCCTAAGCAGGATTGGTGTGATCAGCTTAGGGAGATGGGATTTGAGGCCGATTATACCGAAGAAAGCTACCGAACGGATTTGGAACGGGTGGCACTACGGGCAAAGGCGTTTGTCATGAACCGAGAGGTGAAAATGGCTGAACTTCGAGAGTTGCTGCCGACCGAAACGAAGGAAGAGAAGCCCACCAAAACCCGTTATGTGACCGCATTGGTCAGGATGTCCCAACACTTTAAATTTCAGTTGGATTATCACAAGCTAACAACGCTTGAATTTTGCACCTATTACAAAGATTATCACGCTTATGTGGAAAGACAGAATGCTGCGCCTAAAAATGTGGCTGAGTAGGGTACAATTGGCTGCCGCTACCCGCATTTTACGCACTGGCATAGCCCGTGCTGAGAAGCTGGCGTTGCGCGCCTTGGTAAGGCTGGATGTATTACTTCTTCAGCAGGCCGAAAAGAACGCGATATTTGCAGAACAATCCGCTGATAAGGCGGAACAATATTTGAAAGAATGGCAGCAAGTCAGGACATAAGCCAGTTTGTAACGCCGGAAGCCGAGGCGGGGCTAAAGCGTAACGTAGACATGATGGAAAAGGGGGTGGGCATTGCCGCCGAACTAACCAAAAATCTAAAGGCTGCATCGGATGCGTTGGGTAGTGCCAAGACGTTGACCGACCTTGCGAAAGCGCAGACCGAGGCGGCTAAGGCGCAGGCGGCGTTGGCACAGGCTAATATCCGACTGACTCAGTCTGAAACGGCTATTATCAAGCAGCTGGAGGCCGAAGAACGCGCCCGCAAGGCCGAGATTCAGACCCTGACTGCACAAACCAATCTTACCATCGCTCAAACACGGGCGAACCAGCAGGCAGCAAAGGCTATTTCAGATGCCGCTAAAGCGCAAGCAACAGCTACTGCGGCAGCAGAACGCCAAGCCGCCGCCGATGCCAAGCTGAATAATGGTTATGAGCAGCTGAAGAAAGAATATACAGCGGCAGCCAATGCCGCGAAGCAATACTATGCCGAACTAGGCAAAAGCAATCCAACAACAGTTGCGGCGGTAAAGAATGCGAAAGCGTTGCATGACAGGCTCGCCGAGATTGAGTCAAGCGTAGGGCAGAACCAGCGTAACGTAGGTAACTATGCAGGTAGCCTTGCCGATGTTAACCGCAACGTTGCTATGCTAGCATCGGAGTTACCATCGTTGTCTAACGGATTCCGCACCTTTGCGTCCGCTATTGGGAACAACCTTGCGCCTGCTATTGAGGCATTCAGAACCCTTGCAGCAAACCAAAAAGCAGCACAGCAAGCTGCCGTAGAACAAGCAGAAGCAGAAGCAGCACAGGCAACTGCTACCGCTATTGCGGGCGGGGCAAGCGAAGAGGCCGCAGCACAGGTCGGAGAGCTTGCGAAAGAGCAGGCATTAGCAGCGGCTGAGGCAACCAAAGGGCCGGGCGTTCTCAAAGCCCTTGCAAGTTCCATCTTTAGCGTAGGTACGCTGATCACCGTTGCAATTACGCTATTCACAGTTTATGCAGGTGCGATAGCGAACTGGGTCACCGAATTGGTGAACGGGAAGGATGAAAGCAAAGAGTTCAACGAAGCCATGAAGGAAGTCGGTAAGAATATGGCAAGTGACATCGCCGAGATGTATAAAAACATTGCTGTTACCCGCGACCTTAATGCAACCAAGCGTGAACAGATAGAAGCCTACAAGTCGCTTAAAGAGGCGTTCCCGCAGTTCTTAGGGCAACTTACGCTGGAGGAGATACAGACCGAAAAGGTCAATGATGCAATCAAGAATCAGATAGAGCTTCTTACCCGAAAACAAAGGATAGAAGCGGGGGAAAAGGTGCTTACAAAAGCATTAGAGGAGCAACTTGAGGCGCAACAGAACCTCGACAAGTTCCTTAATGGGGGCAACCGCTCGTGGTTTGCCACTGATGCTGCTGATGCAAAGGAGTACGCCAATTCGCTTACAGAGGCCAATAAGAAAGTAGAAGATGCGACCAAGCAGCTTAATGGAGAAGTGGCGACAAATATTGAGCAAAATAACAAGCGAATCGCCGAAATAGACAAGTGGATTGCCAAAGAAACATTCATGGCAAAGGCACTTAACAAGTCCGGGAGCGAATACCGTGACGCAGTGGGTGCGCTTGAGCTATATCGAGCGGAATTGGTACGCGTAAATGAAGCGGCAAAGAATCGCAGCCAGACCTATGATGTGGATACTGACATTAAAAGGGATACCGAACTTTCTCAAATAAGGCTGAACAATGCGAAGAAGGGCACCAAGGAAGAATTAAAGGCCCGTCAGGACGTATTGAGGAATGAAGGTCGCCAGCGGATAGCAGACTTGATAAAGGAATTCAATCAGGAGCGGGCAATAAAGGAGGAAAGCGTTTATATGAACGAAGACTTCCAGCGAAAGGTTGACCTCATCACATCGGATACGCGGCGCAAGATTCAAGATGCCGAAGACACAGCGGCGAAGAAGAATGTAAAGCGCGTTCAGGACACCACAAATGAAGTAATAAACATCGAGGAAAGGCTGAACAAAGCCAGCGCAGAACTGCGGCAACAACGCTTACAGGGTAACAAAGAAGATTTGCAGGCCATTTTTGAGAATGAACAGGAAGGTCTGGCAACCCGGATTTCTGCCCGCGAGGAGTTCTATCAGAAAGAACTGCAACAGCAAAAGGTGGCTGCAAAGGCAGAACTTGACAACATTGATGTCAACCTGAAGAAGATTGCACAGCTAGAGGGTAAAGGCGGCAAGCTGAGCAATGAGCAAAAGAATCTTGTTATCCAGAAGAAGGCGTTTGAAACAGAACGGCTGGTTATTACTGACAAGTATGCAGCATTGAAGTCTAAGTCTGAAAGGGAGAAAGATAAATTTACTCAAGACGCTATAACTAAAGATTTAGAGAAGCAGATTTCCACCCGCAGAAAACTTTTGGACAACAACATTGCCGACATGAAGCTGGCATTGTCTGAGCAAGAATATGCGGAACGGGATGCCATAAATAAGAAATATGCCAGCGGGAATCTAAACGAAACCGAATACCGCAAACAAATTGCCAATATTAATAAGAAGTATGATTTAAAGGAACTTGAATCAAGCCGCGACCTTATTGAGCAAAATATAAAAGACCTGAAGGCTCTTGGCGCAGACACTGAGGCCGAGGATAAGAAACTGGCTGATGCGCGTATTGCCATCAATGCTGAGCGGCATCGGCAAGAGGAGGAAGATGATATCCGTTCAGCCGAGCGCAGAAAGGCGATCATGCAAGGCCTCAAAGCATTGGCGGAGGAGATTGCTAATTCCCTTGTGTCAATAACAAGGAGCCGCGCAGATGCTGAAATTGAACGGTTGCAAAAGCAGCAGGAAGAAATAGACAAGCTGCGTGACAAAGAGGTTGCAGCCATTGAGGCGGTTACCTTCACAGAAGCTGAAAGGCAAGAGCTGCTGAAAAAGTATGGCATGGAGAATGCCTCGGCGGTAGAAAAGCAGGCATTGTATGAAGAGGAAAAGCAAAGGAAGATAATTCTGGCCGAGGCACGGGCGCAGGCTCAAAGGGAGCAGCTTCAGGAAAAGCAAAGAGCAATACAGAAGCGACAGGCCCAGTTTGAGAGAGGGATTACCATAGCGCAGATTATCGCGAAGACGGCGGAAGCAGTGGTTGCAAACCTTGTAAAAGGCGGGCCAGTATTGGCAGGTATAGCTGCCGCTATTGGTGCAATTCAAATAGCCACCGTCCTAGCAACCCCATTGCCTGAATACGCATTGGGTGCAGGCATCCCCGGCAGGCCAAAGCACAAGGGAGGACTTGCCCGTGTTGGTGAATCAGGCGCAGAGCTTATAATTGAGCCGGGGCGCAGGCCGTACATGGTCGATTCAGACCAAGTGAGGGATTTGCCGCGAAATACCATCGTTGCGCCACAAGACCGGATTAACGCACTCGGTTACGGGATGCTAAATGCCGTAGTTTCGCAACGCCAACAGGGCATGACGCGGCAGGACAACAGCGATATCGTCGGGGCAGTGGGGATATCCGGCAGCCGTATTGAGCGCGCCATCCGCAGCACCGCGCCAAAGGGCAGCACAGGCGTTGAGAAATGGTACGAATGGCAGAAATACAATAGAAGATAATGGGGCCAACATTCCAATTTGAGATTAAGAAGGACGATAATACATGGTATGCCCTACATCCTGACGGCACCGTGTATGAGCGTCCTGAACCCTACTATCTAAAGTTCGCCCTCAAAGGATGGGAAGAAACAACAATAAGCTGGATTCGCGACCCTGAACTCCACGGCATCGGCAGCTTTGCGACCACGCCTTACGAGGCGGTGCATGATGCTAAAGCTATCCTGCGTTATGTAAAATATACCTATGGACGACGTGGGAAGGCAAGGCTCATTACCAATCTGCGCGAAGAATTCGACTTAGGCACCGTCTGGCAATACAAGCCGTGGTACGCGGCCGATATTGACATTGCAAAGGCGGTTGATACCCGTGATGGCGTTGCCGCCACATTGCTAGGCACTGGTATTTCCGAGGTGCTAAAGGCAAAACAGCGTACGCCGGTTGAGATACCTCTCCTTAATGCTGATGCTATCAGGGTTCTATTCAACGGCGTTATCCTGAAGAACAGTGCCAGCTTCTTTATGACTGGCAACCCCTCCGGCGACAACGAGAACACGGCCCACACGCCGCAGCTTATCGTAAGTACACTGGACACCTACGGCAACAATACGCAAGGAGTGCAGTACACCGAGGGGACAGGCCCGCCAGATGATCCGCGTTGGTTCCTTAAAGCCACCGTTGCAACATCGGTGGTCATAGACTATGATTTCACGCTCACTACCAATTCGCTGCCGGGGATAAACTACGGGCTTGCACTCCTGCGTTCAGGCTTCGTTGTCATTGACGCAGGCAATACTACATCCACATCCTACAATCTTATTTCTGAAAACAACTCTGTCATCTACCTTGGCACAACCTATCACCCGATAGGCCAGATAACCATTGCGCTGAACCCCGGCGATAAGTTGTACTATACAACCCGCTTTGCCGGTAGCCCATCCGGCCCCGCGTCGTTCATCTACGGCACCATTACACCAACATCCCCTCCATCCCTGAAGATTGCGTATGATTCGCGGCAGGCACAGCGGCAAGTCCCATCATACCGTTACTTCCAGCTATTCCAAAAGGTAGTATCAGAAGCTATCAGCCCTGCTGCTGTGGGCAACTCCCCAATACTGACTAACCCATTCCTAGATCGGAATAGTAACTGGGATATGCGCTTCTTTAACATCGCTGCCACCTGTGGCGATGCCTTACGCGGGTTGGGGGATGGTTCCGCGCCAGCCACAGCGGCAAAGATTAAAACCACCATTGCCGACTGCGCAAAACACATCTGCAATGCGGGGATGCTTGCCATGACACAGCTAAACAACCAACTTAGCATAGTGCCACTTGCGGCGGTATATCAGGACGTGGAGATTGCTTCATTGGGGGAAGTATCAGGTCTTGAAATATCAGAGTACGAACCGGCCTTTTTCAACAACCTGAAGAACGGTGGGCAAGCGCAGGACTACGATAGCCTGAACGGGCGCGATGAGTACAACCAAGGGCAGACCCGCAACAGTGGGGACGGCATGTTGTCCGAGGACAGGGATTGGACTTCACCCTACCGGTATGACCCGCTTGGTATAGACTTCCACATGGCGAACCTTGCCGGTAAGACAACGACCGACAGCGGGCAGGATAACGAAACCTTCTTAGCCGACATTGGAGACTTCCTGATAGACGGCTTCTATCCATTGTATCGACCTGCATCGCAGAACGCCGCAACGGGTGTGTTTTCGCCATCCAGTAAGTTCAATTTTAGCATGACCCCCGGGCGGGATGCGCGTCGTAACGGCCCGCGCATTGCCCCTGCGTTTCACCTTGTCCCCGGCGGCGTGCTTACATTCCAAACGGCGGATAAGAATGCTGCACTGTCGGTGAATTTAGGTGCCGGAACGGTTACTGAGAATGCTGATATACCTGCTGCCGAACTTGGCCCGATGCTTTATAAGCCCATCCTGTTTAAATTCACGGCTAAAACGCCAATAAACCTGCTTGAATTAATGGCGGTCAATCCACACGGGTACTTTACCTTTACAAGCGAAGAAATGACGTTTAAGGGATTCCCAATGGATATAGGCACAAGGCCCGCCACGCATGAAACATACGAGTGTATATTGCTTGCCCACCCAACGACGGACACAAACCAACTGATTAACCGCTAATGGCTATTATCTTTCGCCCTGCCGATGCCTGCCCCGTTCCTTTCGTGGAGCTAAACGCGGCTGTAAATCCGCTTTATCACGGGCAGCAGTTCAGGGCAGATTGGTTTGAATTGTCGCAACTATGGTGGCAGCGAAAGGTTAAGTACAATCAGAAATGGGAGCTTACCGACAACATAACCATCCAGTTTCTCGTGCCAAACAGCAATGTGACCTCGGTAAAACTGGAGGTGATAGATTGCAATGCGAAGGTTGTCGCGGATATTGCCCTCGACACCTCGCAAGGGGTGCTGCCAGATAGCGCAATGTACCAGTATAAACTGCGGCTGACCGACTATGATTTAGGGGAGGGGAAATACTGCTTCCTTGTCACGGTTGATTACAGCGTGCCCAATGTGGACAAGCTGTATATATCTGAGCCGTTCTTTGCCCGTGAAGTATGGAATTATACCAAGCTCATTGAGTACAACCACGACCGCAACGAATACAACGCCTTGTTCGGACTTTCACCCAATTTCTCCATCAGAGTAGAGGCTGAATTTGAATACGCAGGCGTTGAATACACGGACAACACCTATGTTGACCAGCAGAACCGAACCGACCTGCTCCATGCCGAACTAGTACGGGTATTTGAGTTGCGGGTAGGGGCGAAAACAAAATACAGCAGTGAGCCGGGGGTGCCGATGTGGCTGATGGATATTCTGGCCCATATCTTCCTGTTGCGGTTCACCTCAGTTAACGGAAAGCAGGTTGTCAGGCCCAATGGAGAGGCATTCGATATCACTACCCGCACCCCTACACCGCTATCAACCGCCGTGCTGCGGGTATATGAATCCAACCCCGCCGAAACGACAGAGGCTGGAACTGCCGACCTGTTTATTGCGTCTACCGCAACGTACCCTTACGCATTGTCGCCCTTACGCATGACCGATGGAGTGACCACTGTAGAGCTAACGGGGATGCAACCTGTGGAGATACTATCAGGGGCAGATGAAACGGCGCTGCTTGCGTCGCTGAATGCCGTAATGGGCATCACTGGCACCTTCAGTATTCAGGCAGGGGATATTATTTACGCGAACGGGCCAACAGAAGCATTTAACTCCGCATCCGGCATAACCTTTGCCTCGCATTCTGAAGTTACCATCACCACTGGCACGTCAGTAACCACCTACCAATACGCGTTCCTAGACGCTTCACACGTCCTTTCATACGGCAGCACTGTTGAGTATGTGCAAGGCCCGCCAATGGTGCTTACGAGCAAGACCATCACCGGACTTGCAGCCAGTACGGCAACAGATGTACGCTTCTACCACAACAACAACTTCAATACGCTCCGTTTCGGCACACAGGCTGTACTTAGCCGCCTGACTTCGGTAACATCACTGCCTAGCAATCTCGTATCGCTGCGCATACAAGATCAGGATATACCCGCATTCAATCTTGAAGTGCTGAACGGCTCGGGCAACACCCTTAGCCAGTTCATTCTGAGGAGCAGCAATGTTGAGTCCTTCACCGGTACCGCGTGGGCAACACCATTGCCACAATTCGCCAACCTTACCTTGCTGGACATATCCGACAACCTTCTCGATGATGGGGCGCTCGAGATAATCACTGTGGGATACACCGACAATGCGTCTTACGCACACGCTGGCACATGGGTTATGGAGAACCAAACCCCGCCTGCACCGCCTAATGTGCCTACAGCGGCATCTGTTGGATACTTAATCTCCGCAGGATGGGCGGTATATACTGACTAATGGAGCCGCAATTTGCCATATCATGCGGGGGGTGTGCCACGATAGTAGGTGCAGGGCCGCAATACCTGCTTATCATAGGTGGGGAAGACCTGATTGGCAGCTTCTTTGTCGTATCGTTGATATTCGACGGGATAACCTACAATGTAGGGCAGCAGTTCGATAATGTAGCCGGATTAATAACGTACCTAAATACTATCTTTGTTAGCGAATGGGGTTTTTCTGGTCAATTTTCGTTCGTTGATGGACAATTGCTGTATCTGAATGCAGACGGGAGAGAAACCGGGGAGATATTAATAAAGGAGCCGATTATAGCGGTATTGGGTACGCAGGATGACTATTACATTGCAACAGAGAAGAACCAACTAATCAAAGTATCATAATGCCAGATTACGATATAATCGAAATACAGCAGCTCCCACCGGTAATCAATCTGGTTAACGATATGCGGCTGCCGGTTCAGTCGGCAAACGGCATTACTTCCTCAATTACGCTCACTCAGCTTATCGCGTTGATTGGCGGCGGTGGAGGCCTCAAAGAGCTTGTCATAGCGGTTGGAGATGCGCCCACACTGCTTGACGGACGAACCCCAGACTATACCTTCCCAGACGGCACCACAGAATTTACCATACCAGAGCTGATAGGCTACATTGCAACAGGCGTGCGGGTTGGCAACCTGCCATACTCCCCTGAAGATATGGGCTACTCGCTGGATAGCGTACTGGGCAAAATGACCTTTGCAGATCCGCTTAACGCCTGCAACATCTATTTGCACAGGGAGGCTTTTGGGGTGCCGCCTCCCGCTGACGGATACGCCTATTGGGGCATTAAGAGTGACAGCACCCCGCTAACAGAATCAGAGATATTAGCCACCACACCCCATCCGCATGTAGCTGGACAGGATATCCAGCCGTCTTTCGCTGCTACAGATGACCCGGGATATTATTGGGGAGCTTGGCGAGCCACAGAGGATATAACAGACTTTAAGATTGGCGATGGCGACATTGAACCAATGGGTGATGACACAACATTTGCAGCGCCTATTATGCTGACAACGCTTAAGTATACCCAAGTTAATTATGCAACCAATACAGGCGGCGAACAAGTAACATTTATACAATCATGAAGAAAATCCTACTCTTTTTAATCATTCTGCCTCTTTTCGCCCAAGCACAAAGGACGCAAACCAACAACTTCATTATCAATGCCCCGAAACATATTGACGATCGGACGGGCAAGTTCGTTTCTGGGGTTTGGCAGCCATATTCTAGCGTTTCCGATGCCAATGCATCTATAAATGTTGCATACCGGTATAAGGGGCTAACCGTACTGATTAATGATGCGGGCACCCCTACTGAATATTGGTACCAATCTGGCACATCCAACGGGGATCTGGTTATAAAGAATCCGCAGTCTGGCGGCGGTGGTAGTTCAATAATAGCGCCCACACGGGCTGCACTCGCTGCGGTCACAGGCATGGCTCCGAATGAAACTGCGTACTTGTCTGAAGCCGGTAAACAAGGTACATTTCGCTGGATACCATCCGGCATGTCTGCACAGCTTGCCGCAGATACTTTACAGGGGCTGTATATCAAGTCAAACAGCAGCGCTATTGGTGCGTGGGAAAGACAAGTAACAGACCGCACATATCTGTGCTCATGGTGGGGGCTTGTAGGTAATGGGATACACAAAGGCGACGATACATTGCGGACTGTAATCGGTATGGTGCCGGACAATTCGACGATTAAGCTGCCAGATGCGCCAATAACCTTTAGCAATCAGGTATTCATTCTAAAGAGCATTCATCTTACCGGTTTTGGGCAAGGGCGAAGCATTATAAGATACGACACTACGCAAGACACTTATCCCATTGCTACTGGATACTGGCAAAAGAGGACAATGATTGTTTTTTCGCGCAGCTACTCTGGGGCAAGTCACTTTACGATAAAGCCACCACGACACAATTCCCAGAGCGGCGGTACCTTCGCAATAGGCTTCAGTTCAGAATTGAATATTGGAACTCCGCAAGCAGGGCCTGTAGTTGGCTTCGACGTAGAAGATGTCGAAATAAGAGGTGGAAGCGAAGGGATTGTTTGCTTTACCGCTACCAACAACAATGTACTGTATCCAGCTAAGGATATAACGATAACCAACTGCTTTTTTAACGGCCAGAATTATCAAGCGATGTCAATGTTTGCAGCCGAACAATACCGACTATCGAACAACTATATCGTTATGGATGCGGCAACACCCCCGCAATGGCGTACTCCTTTCCGTATTTTGGGCGGGAAAGATGGGAAGGTTATCAATAACAGCGTAACCGCTTCAATATCTGGTAAGAGTTTCAACGACGAGGCGGGATGGGCCGTAGCTTTGCTTGCCTCTACTATTGGCGTCGATTCACTTGGGCTTCCTGTATCTCCAAACAATACGAACATTATTGTTGAAGGGAATACATTTAAAGGATTCAACACAGCTTTGTATGCTGAAGAGTGCATCGATTGCAAAGTAATCAATAACATCTTCGCCAATCCTGACGGCGACACGGTGAATAGTATTGCACTTAACCTCAACGCACTTAACATAGACCCTCCGGGGAAGAATGCTATAGTGCGGGGGCTTGAAATAGCAAACAATAAGTTTATCAACTACTTTCAAGGTTTTTCTTTAGCGACCAACGTTTTTAGCATAAAAATTAGAAACAATGAGTGGGTGCAGAATGCCAGGAAGCAACCGGCAGGGTCAATCGGGTTTGCAATCGGTAGCATCCGGGGAGCGGGGTTGGTTGAAATATACGGCAACACGTTGTCGGGTAATGATTCGTTTTTCGACCAAGGCATTCAACTTGTCAATAATAATTTGCCCGCAACGCTTCGTATCTATGACAACATTTTTCCAAGGGGCAACGGTAGCCTTTCGCGAAACACCAGACCGCTTATTTACAACTACAATTCTGCCGGGCCTTATATCGAAACAAATCCGCTCGGGACGGGTGTAATGGCATATCAGACCATTCCCGAAGGAACCAATAGGCGCTACGCCCCGGATAGCGTTATTAAGAGACCGCCATCAATACTCCCTTCACAATTAATGCAGGGCGGCGCGACTACAGGGCAAGGCTTGGTATGGAACGGGACAGAGTATGCGGCTGGCACACCTGCCGCACCCAATACAATTAAATCGGGCGGCGTTGATATTACCCTAACCAACGTGCCTGCATTAGGGAATGTGCTAACAGGAGCTTCAAGTACGACTGCTGTATGGCAGCGGCCAACAGTTGTTTTCTCAGCCAGTAGGCCAAGCGGCAATACCGTTGCGATGTACGTTGATACCACGCAGGTGCCTACCAAGGTTTGGACGTATGGTGCGGGCGGGAAGTGGTATTTGCAACCTCCGCCTGTAGATAGCTTTGTCCCTTCAGGAGGTTTAACCCCAGCGCAGACGGCCGCATATGCCTACTTCGCACGTCTGGTAACAGCAGGGTACTCCCCGACAACAACGGAGCAGGATGCAGTATTGCAAATGGTGGATAGCTTGGATAACGCCGGACGGTACACAAGTGCCTACGCTATCTATCCATTCCTTGGTACAAGCGCAGCCCACCACGCGATGGACTTGAAGAATGCTTATAACGGCTCCTTCGTCGGCACGGTGACCTACAACAATAACGGGCCGAAGTTTGGCACAGGAACTACCGGTCAGGGTTCGTTTAACACAAACTGGTATGTGACGGCAAACCTTTCAATCACCGTGCTTACCGACGCTGCGCCGGGGGATGCTGCCACAAAATCTGTCGCGGGAGCGTATGACGCTGGTAGCTCATACATCCAGTGGTATCAAGAGAATAATAACTCTGAAGTAAGAGCGTTCAACAGCGGCTCGTTTATATCCCCAGCGGGTACGGATGCTGCGGGAGTACACACATTGACAATATCGGGCACAACAGGCATAACCTATCGTAACGGCTCTCAGATTGGGATTGGTGCGGGAACGATCGGCGGTGGCACGCCTCCTACTAGTTATCCGTTGTGGATAGCGGGAACAAGCTCATCAGGAGGACTTGGAGTAGCATACCCCAACACATGGCGGTCAGGGTTTGTGCTACTGGCACCTTCAGTAGATGCGGGGATGGCTGCGCGTCTTGCTAGCTGGGTTAACACTTACAAAACTGCTCTGGGGCGCTAAAAAAATAGTAATAATTAATGAAACACCTCCTCCTCGCCCTGCTGCTGATACCAACCATTGCAGCAGGGCAGAATTTACCAGTAGGCACAGCAGCGAATGCCGTTCGCAAGGATTTGGGCGGTTCATGGACAGGCAGGCTGTTCTGGCTACCTGCTACGGATACCACAACGGCTAACAACCTGATGGTATCAACGTACCCATCACTTAACCGCGCCGGTAGTGCAATAGTGCAGTCCGGTATAGTCTATATCCACAACGGGACTAAGTGGAACCAACAGGTCAACAGCGACCTGTTGGCGGCATGGACAGCGGCAATAACAGGAAACCACTATACAAAGGCACAGGCTGATGCACGGTTTCAATTGCAAAGCAATATGGGTCTGTACGCAAAGAGCGTACACCTTGACAGCGTAATGATTCAGTTTGCCGAGTTCGCAGGGCAGACCTTCGCGACCAAGGAAGAACTGCCAAAGGTTGAAGCAGGACGCGGCGTTGTGATAGTCCCTGTTGAGGACACATCATGGGTAATGGCCGATACAGCCGTTATGATGACTGCATGGCGGGCACAACAGACGATAGCACGCATAGACAGCACTGATATCGCCCAACAGGGGGCTATTTCAGCGCGGTTGACCTTCGATGAGGCAGAGGCGTTGTATCAGCCTAAGGGGCCGTATCTGACCTATGAACAGGACGGCAGCGTAACGAATGAGTTGCAGACGCTAATGGTGTCGGGCAACACGCTGGCTATTTCTGCCGGTAATACTGTTACGTTGCCGACAAATACAGGTCCGCAGGGACCCAAGGGTGACACCGGGGCAACAGGCAGTCAAGGTCCGCAGGGGATTGCTGGCCCCACTGGAGCAACAGGAGCGCAAGGGTTGAAAGGAGACACAGGATTAACCGGGGCACAAGGACCGCAAGGCATTCAGGGTGCAACTGGAGCCACGGGCGCGAAAGGCGACACGGGATTGCAAGGGGTTCAGGGTATCGCAGGACCACAAGGCGCAACGGGTGCCGTAGGACCACAAGGCCCGATTGGCCTAACCGGACCGCAAGGCCCGACAGGTGCCAAAGGCGATTCTGGCAATACCGGTGCGCAAGGCATACAAGGGCCAGTAGGCGCAACGGGCCCATCTGGCATAGTCACACTGACCACCACAGGCACATCAGGCGTTGCAACCTACTCCGCAGGCACGCTGAACATCCCGAACTATACCGCTACCGGCCTCTCCGTAGTAGCGCTGCCAAATGTAACAGTAGGCGAAACAGCACTGATAACACTTACAGCCGGATTCCGCACGGTTACCGTGACCTGTGCTGGGGTACTGACAGGCGACCGGATTCAAATCAACCCAACAAACAGCGTTGCCGGATTCAGCATCGGGCAAGCCGTTGCATCTGCGAACAATACGTTGCAGGTGCAGGTTTACGCACCCTTGTTGGGTATTGGGACAAATTATAGCTTCACATGCAAGGTTGCGGCCCTGCGGTAAATACTTATATTATGACCGAAAAAGTAGTAAAGGTTGGGTTTGGACAACTGAATAACCCAACGCCAATGGCTTTTAAATATGCCTTCCGTACGCTGACCTTCTTTGCAGGGCTGTGGGCATTGGTGGCACCGTCTTTAACGCATATGACTGAGGATACGATGGCAGAAGTCAATAAATGGCTTTTGGTGGGTGTTGCAGCCATGCACTATGCGATTAAATTCTTTGGTTGGGATTACAAAACGGACTAAGATGCCTCGTGCAATAAACAAAGCCCTTACGGCATGGGATTCTTTGAAGGATGGATTAATGAACAGGCTATTAAGGATGGGTACCCCTTCCCAATTGTGGGAATTTTGGGTGCTATTCTTAACGCGATGAAGCAAAAGTTGAAGTGGAAAGGGTATGTGAAAGGCATTATTGCCGGTACGCTCATATCCTCTGTGCTTACTTTCATCATTGGCCCCAGCAACGTCCCTACCTTCTTTCTCGGCATTGTCTGCTTTGCCTCTGGTGTAGCATGGCCCAAATTTGTTGATATGCTGGCTAAGTCAGGCACGACAAAGACCGACAAACTACTAAACCCGAAGGAAGATGGACGCGATGATGATAGCCACGAAAATAGTTAGCTTGATGCTGGTTGGCTTCTCTTGCTATATCCTCGGCATTGTCCACATTTATATGCGCGACAATGAGCAATGGCTGAACAAATACGGCAAGCTAAGTATCCGGTTCTTTTTCGGTGGGATATTGATAGCAGCAATCAACCAGACGGCCAATGTTCTCTTTGAGCCATTCGTTGCCAATATCCTTACAAAATCAGGGCATCTTGCAATATTGTTGGGCATGATGTTCTATGTGATGGCCCTGCGTCGCTATGAATAGGTTAATGGGGGTAGTGCATAACCGTTTTTAAACGGTGTTGCGTACCTTCATTTATTCATATCTTCGTATGCACGCCAACTGTAATGCCAGACCAACCAACGCCTGCCACAGCAAAAAGCTGGGGTGCCTTATTCCGAAAAGACCCGATGCTATATGTGGCATTGTTCTTGTTGGTTATAATCTTTGTTCAGCGTAACGACAACACGAAGAAGGATGAGCGGATTATCAAGTTGGAAGAAGAGCGTTACACGACCGAAAGGCAGCGGACGCAGGAAGCAAATGTCAGAACGGGCAAGGTTTTCGATGCGTTACGCGCTCCGGGCAATGCTATCCCTGACTATGGCAACAATTGGGATAGCACTCGCGATTCCGCAAACAGAAACGGCCCCAATTAAGGAGCCGTTGTCTAATGTTCGGTTGATTGTTAGGCAGTCGCAGTGGCACGCTCGGCACCAGCGAGCTGAAGCTTTAGGAGAATATATTCAGCAAGAGATGTCACAAAATTGGTCTTCCAAATCCTGTCAAGATAGGCTACAATAAGCGGAGCCTGTGCAATATCGTCGTTCCACTCTTGCGCTTTGTCCTCAATGTCTTGCAAGTTGTCCGCTGTGAAACGTGCAGCTTCAAAGTAGCCATCTGGCATTACAAAATTATCTTCGTGGGTGTAGCCCTCTGGGTCTGTTATCTGTGCCATGTTGGTTTGTGTTTTGGCAAATTTAGGGGTTAATTGGGATAGCTGCCTACTGTAAGTCGCATACTCCGTTAAATAATCTTGAAGCTGGCAAAGGCTGCAGGACATTGGTTGACCCACACAGTCCCCATCGTGGCGAGCGTTGTCTATCGCACCTTTTAACCATTGGGCTGATTCCTCGACAGTTTCTTTCTCCTTTTGGGAAACAAATTCTGTCAGCGTCAGAATCTTTGGAGTAATCAATATGTCTCCACCTTTGCAGTGTATAGACAACTCCACCGCCTCTTCTGGTGCAATGTATCCTTCGCCAAGTGCCTGCTGCAAGTTTTCAGAGTACAACAGCAGCGTTACGAAATTGGAATAATCTTCTTTCAACAGTAGATTTTCTCCGCACTTAGGGCAAGGCTTGTCAATGAAGCCAAAACCCTGAGAAACCGTTATAGTAAGGTCTGCCCAATCGCACTTCGGGTTATCGCATTGGACACCCATTGTTTCATTTCCTGTCATAATCCTTCTGCGCTCTTTACCCGTGCGCGGCGGGTGGGGGTTATTCAGATATTTTGATGCCGTTGTGGACCTTGACTGATACGGTGCCGTTGGAGTAGTCAACCCGTTTTGGCCCGAGCCATCCGAACCATTTGTTTACCCAGTTGACGCGGCTCATAAACTTCATGTACTGGTAATAATCCTTTTCTGTAAGGAGATTGCCCCCACATTTCGGGCATGGCGCATTTATAAGGTAGTACGTGTCGGTGTTGGGGTCTTTGGTTTCATTCGGTTCGCTGTAGTCACAGCTGGGAGTATCGCACTCCACTAGGAAATTCTGTTCAATGTGAATTAATTTACGCTTCATTGTTCCGGTGCGGGGGTTGGGACGGACGTTCTGTATTTGCCCTGAGACCAACTTATAGGCTTATGGGCCGCTATAATTTCGTTGAGTTCATCAAGCTTGTTGATGAACTCTTTAGAAACCACATCGGATAGCTCGCTATCTTCAGGCAATATGTCATCCCAAATGCTTGAGTCTATCTGTTGCATTATATTTGGCTCACAAATGCAAAGGCTTAGTGATGCAGGATCTACTTCATTTATTTCGGCGTATTCGTACACCTCTCCATAATCGTTGAAGTATTGGTCGTCGTTGAATATGCACAACATCCCTTCCCCATTCCATTCTTTTTCTGGCATGTTGTTGTATCGCTCTTGAGATTTTTTATATGCGCACGGTTTGCAATAGCTTGATTTTGGCTTTATTGTGCCACACTCCTTGCATTTATTATGCGTTGCCCCATGCTCTCGCGCCTTTTGTTCATGGGAAAAGAGTGTGCCTTGTCGGCTACACCAAGCGGTGACCTGAATGTAGTAGGCCGACCGTGGGTCGTCTGACAATACAGTTTCATCATCTTGTCTTTGATTCCTTTTTGGATTAAGCAAATCGTGCAATCCATCTACGCTTACATTTAGGGGTTGTTTCATCCTTTCAATTTTTCGGGTTAATAATGGTTTGGGCTTCTTTGAGGGCGGCGGATTGCTTATAGTTGTCGGTTATCTTTTCATGCTCATCAGCGCAGGATATTGCACAGATTCGGAGATCCGATAGCGGACAATCGTAAATCAGCTTTCCTTTTACATGCAACACATAGTCGCGGCGGCATAGCAGCCACCACAGGGCGCGTAGTTTGGTCATGATTTTAGGTCGTTTAATCCGGTTCCAATAAAACAATCCCCGCCAGTATAGATAAACGGCACCTTCCGGTATTGAAGCAACGCCTCAATATCAACAGGGCAAAGGCATTCGGACGGGTTCAGTTTTCTGCCTTCGCTTTCAATATTGCCCAAGCTGAAATAGCGGCATAGGTCACCTACACTTTCTATCTCAATCTCGCCTCGGTTGACTATTATTTTTTGGCACATGGCTTAAGGTTGAGTGATTATGTTTTCTTTGAGGGAATCGAGATATTGCTGGTCTATGCCGTTGTAGTCACAGTAGCCTTTGCACAGCCTACTACCACGCCATCCACACGGGAAAAGGAATCGAGTAGCTATCTCATGTTTGGTGCAATTAGCTTTGATGTCTGCCGCTTCTGGGTCTTGCCCTTTGGTAGATGGACAGTGCTGGCAGGCTACCTTGTGTATGGTGCTGTGCCTGTCAGGATAAATCCTGTCCATCTCATCGTGCTTGTTGGATAGTATCGGTATCATGGGTCAGTTCGGTTTTTGTGCTAATGTGCTTCCATGTTGCTCCATTTTCAATCAGGGTAATTGTAGTTCTAGACACTTCAAATAGGGCAGAAACTTTGTCATGTGTCCAGCCTTCTAATAATAATTTCTTGATTGCAATCACACATCTTTCATTCAGCTTTGCGCTTGCCACTCGACTACCTTTTGCCAATAACCCCTCTCGTTGTGCGTGCTCATGATTATAGGCATCCGTACACCATTCAAGATTATCAAAACGATTGTTTTTCTTATTCCCGTCAATGTGGTTAACTACATTGAAATTGTGTGGGTTTTCTACAAACTCAATAGCTACAAGCCTGTGGATAGTTTTGTTCTTTGAGCCATTATCGTTGTATGGTTGAACGAAGTAATAGCCGAATTTTGTCAGCTGCTGTTTTAGCAATTTTGACTCATAAAGCCTGAAATGCTCTTCTCGTGTAACGGAGTGCAAATACCTAATCTTTCTTTCTAAAGAGCGTACTCTGCCGCAGTTTGAAATTTCGTAATTAGGATAACCAGTAATTGGCTTCCAGACTTCCTCTATATATTCCATAAAATGAAAATGCCCTGCATGCAAGAGGCTTACCAGACATCATCCTAAAAGGAAGTTTCTGCTCTTGCACGCCAGGGCGTATTCTAAATATTGTAATAGGGAACATGGATGATGTAGGTAAGCACTGCGAAGGTATAAATTCTATGGGTTATATTCAAGTTCTTTGCCGGATAAACTGAAAAAGAGGTTTTGCAACTGGTGCAGACATTCTATTATTTTGCTTGCGCGGTGGTACTCATCATCCGATGCTGAAAAATATAGCCGTGCACCTTTCCCATCGGCAAAGAATGCCCATCTTTCATGAATCAGCTCTACGCCATAAGATGTTTTCTCAAACCCACACTTCTCCAGCACGTCCGGCGTGAGGGGGATGGGATGGATTTTATCTATCCACTTGCCCACTGTGTTGCCTTCTAAGATGTCGTCGGGTATATCAATTGCGCCGCGGTGTCGCTCGCTGGTTCGGTGCGGGTCTATGCCTTGTACTTGCACTGGTTTGCCATCGCACAGCACCCAATTCTTTATGCGGAGTTCGTTAGTTGGTATCATGGTCGTTTAGTTTATGAAATGGGAACAGCCAGCGCCCTTCCAAGTAGGTGAGCATGCAATATCCTATTAAGAATAGTGTCAGCATTATTTTTATCATGGGACGGGTGGTTTGGGGAGGTGCATGAAATGTGTTGGTTTCTCAGAGCCTTCAAGCCTCCCGCCACCAGTATAATGTGAATAAAACCAATCTTTCTGTTCTGCGTCATCTTCTGTAATCTCCATTTCTTTTATTTTTTGCTCAGAAAACAGTTCAGTGATAGAAGTGTAGGATATGAGCATTATCCCAGCATCTTCTCTGTAACCTAACACCTCCGTCCCATCTTTCGGCGCATCCGCTATCGGCAACCAATCCTTCCCGTAATGCGCTGCGGCAAGGGTGGCGCAGGAAAGGGCAGCCTGTGAGAGAGCAGCGTAAGGTATTAGGTTGCCGGTTGGGGTTGCGCCCTCAACATACTGCTCTATCGCAGCCTGCATTTGTTCTTTCAGTTTCATTAGTCCTTATTTGAAATGGTGAAGGGGATGTCGATTGTGAGGGGGATAAAGTCGTTCTTGTCCCACTGGTGAGAGTAAAATCCAGTTGGGAAAGTGGGGCAAGGCATACAGGTGCCGCTGAAATTACAAGGGGTTTGGTCTGCGGTGGTTAGCACAACCGTGTCCGGCCTCTCTGTATGTTGCACCCATTGCGGCTTGCCCCAATCAATCGGTTCTTCTGCCGCCTGCTGCGGGATGGTTAGTTTGAGCATGGTTGTGCGTTTGCGAGGGTTTGAATAAGGTAGGCAGCCATAGGGTGCGAATCAGGAAGGCCGACAGATGCAAGGAAATGCTCATTCTCTGATGCGTACATTGCAGCCATCCTGCTTTTATTCTTTACTGAAAATTCAGCATTTGCAATACGGTCGCACACCTTTACAAATACAGCGCAAGCGTTGGCGCGTATGCCTTCATAATATTTTGCGTTAGCACGCTCTTCGCGGTTGCGTCCTTTCTCGTTTGTGAGAGCATAGACCACCTCTGCAACCTCTTTCCCAAAAATATGCTTTATGTCGTTGTAGGTCTTACGTGCATCTTCAATCGCATCGTGCAACCATGCTGCACAGATTGCCTTTTCGCGGAGTTCAGCAGGCAGTAGGGCAATGAATTTAATCGCGGTGTCAGCTACCATTTGCAGGTGTACGCTGTACGGATAGCTACCCGAATATTTCTGATTGGCGTATATGTCGTGCCAGTTTATGGCGAACGATCTTGCCTTCTGTGTAGGTTTCATACTTTCATTTTCTTTTTAACCGCTTCTGCAAGGGCTGTGGCGGCGATGGATTGGGATAGGATGTTATGGGCGTTGCCATATTGGGATTGCTGTCGTATGGTGACCAATGTGTTGGATTGATTGGGGTATTCACTATTGAAGGAAATTCTCCTGCCAAACGATGTGGATCACACGTTATGTACCATGTCATAATGTTGCCACAAAAACCGAATTTCCCAAGCACAGGCCTGTCAAGCGTCGGGTCTTTCAGCCAAATCACCTTTCCTTTTCGTGGGGCGATAGACATTTCTCTCCAATATTGCTCCCTACTCATAGCGTCCTGAAATGGTATTGTGAAGGCAGCCCATCACGTAATTTGATTGTAACATTGCATCGTATGGGTCTTGGGCATCCAGCTTATCAATGACCTTTTCAAGCATCCTTCTCAGTGTATCACGCCTGCTATCCCAGTTTTGTTTTTGAGCAGAGGCGTAGTCCTCATTTTCTTGTTCCATGATGTGTATATTTATTTGGTGAAAAATACTGCGGCTGCCTTCCCTATCCATGCGCACAAAATGCAGAAAGTGTCCATATCAACTTTCCCGCCCCGCTCTACGCGGCTATGTGTGGCTGCGGACACCCCCGTGATGGATGCGGTCACCCTTAGCGGCGTATCACACCTTTGCCGCCTTACAGCCTTTGCGAATAATTCTCGGTTAAACTTCATGGTGCAATATTAAATCAGTTGCGCAACATAAACAACCTAAATGGGCACAAACAACGTAATTTTGGCTAATGAACTACACCGACCTCACAGCAGCAGCCCAACAGGACGGGCGGGTGATGCACCTTACTACCGAACTAGTCAACGCGGGCGTATTGGTGCCGCGCATACAGGAGCTGATATTGCAGGCCATTCCCGACACGGGCAACCACTATGCAGATGATGCCATTGAATGGGCTGTGGGGCGGATTCTAAAGGCGTTGCAGGCCGAATTGAAGCGGGCGTTACGGAAGGAGCCTACATGGTGGGGGGCGCGGTTGCTGCGGTACCTGTTTGGGTAATAAGAAAGCCCACTGGTTAGGTGGGCTTAGGCGTGTGGCATGGGTTCAACTAAGATTAGTATGAACCGCTGGCTTGGCAGGCGGATTCTCCACACCTTAGAGAGGTTCAATAAATCCCATAAATGGGCGTTCCTTTGGCGAACTGCACCTGTTTACCCTCTCACCACAAAACCCCGCAAGAAGCGGGGCAGTGTGTTACGCGGGACGGCGTAGCTGATGAAAGGGGGGACTTTGTGTTGCAATTGCAAAGATACCAACTCCCGCCACACCACAAAACAGATTGGTCATGAACTACACGAAAAAAGCCACTACATTTCGCAGTGGCCTTTTAAAGTAAAATTTCTTCCTTATTCTATTTTTGCCTTTTCGGCTTCCTTTACGCGTTTACTCTGGATTACGTTACATGATTGACAGTCCGGTTTAGTGCACGATGCGTTACGGTATCTTAGAACACCAAAGGTACGCACCCATTTCACACCACAAAATCCAATGGCACAAACAGCGTGTTTTTGTACCTTTATCACATGACCCGCTCCGAAATCCAGCAGATACAGACAGCCCTTAACGCAGCATTGCCCGACCTGCCGCGATTGGCTCCGGACGGATTAATCGGTGCCAAGAGCAAGGCCGCACTCATGGCATGGGAAACGCGGCGCGGACTGGCACCGGTTGCGGACTTTGAACGGGCTTATGGGGTGATGTTCCCGGCGCAAGAGAAGCCTTTCCCGCGCAACATAAAGTATCTTGTCCTGCATTGCGCCGCTACACAGCCGGATGCGACGATTGAGAGCATACAGCGATATTGGCGGGTTAACTTAGGGTGGAAGGCTCCCGGTTATCACTGGCTGATTTCTGCCGATGGCGTTGCCCACGCATTGCAGCCAATAGAGAAGTCATCCAACGGCGTTGCAGGCTACAACAGCACGTCTATACACATCAGCTACATCGGGGGCATAGACCGTAACGGGAAGCCCAAAGACACACGCACCGAGGCGCAAAAAGTAACGCAGCTACGGTTACTCCGCGAACTACGGGTTAAGTTCCCAAAGGCTCGTATATTGGGTCATCGGGACTTCCCCAGCGTTTCAAAGGCCTGCCCTTCCTTTGACGTGAAATCATGGGTTGAGGCGAATGGGATAAAGGCGAATCCGTAATACCACTATTCAGATAGCATCTGTTGACCCCCGCCACACATCATGGCGGGTCTTTTTATGCCTGAATAGACGCGTTAGACCATGCCTATTCGTGCGGAATCTTGCAGGATAGGCAATATTGTCGGTTTGAACAGGTCTATTTATGCCGTTCGTGCCCGTTTTTGGGTTGTTTGGGGCAATGTGCTTGCTGGGTTGAAATAGTGTATTACCTTTGCATAACAGAAAAAGAAACGAACAATGGAATTCAAAGAGCCAATCATCCCGTACCGACCCCGAAAGCGATACGCCAATGCTATTCGGGAAGCATTAGACAAGCATCAAAAGCAGTTCCGGTTGCAGTCCCGCTCTGAAACCATCGAAAGCATCTTTGTTGAATACTTCAAACTTAAACCATGCACCCCATCAGCCCCGAACAAATCAAACTAGGCCTAGCCACACTGGCGGCAATCCTGTTCATGTTGCTCTGGCATCTGTCCAGCCTGAATAAGATGCAACGCGAAATGAACGAAGACGACAGCCGGACCGCGGCAGGGCGGGTGAACAATCCTTACTACTTTAAACAAGTTGACCATGAATAAGAACGTCACGCTATTTGCCGCCTTGTCCATGTTGGCAGCAGGCGAAGACCCCGGCTATTTCAGCGCTGGTAAGAGGATTCCTGCGCCGGAAAAGCATCCTTCGCCCATGTTCACGCAACCCATCAAACTCTCAAAAAAGGCAAAGGCCAAACTAAAACGCAAGCAATGAATAAGAAATTACAAGACCTGACCGTATCAGAAGGAGTTCTATGCAATACGTTGGAGCAGGCGGAAAGATTACATGCTGTTGATTCTCGTTTTAACAAAGGGCAGTGGGAGCAAGCGTACCCTGTGTTATTCAAAGATGGCATGTGCTTTGCCCCAAGTCGCTGGGTTAAATACTACCCCTTCTCCGACTTCTTCCCTGAACCCACGGATGATGCCCCACCCGCTCCCCTGATGGCACAAGACGCAACGCTGCGGGATAGATTTGCCGAGGTTGCACTGGCAGCCGTGATAAGGAACAATGCCATCAGCGTATTGGAAGGCGGCAGGTATTCCACCATCGATAAGCTGGCAGAGGACGCATATCGCTACGCAGACCACATGCTTGCCGCACGTTTACAGGATAAAACCACCACCAATGACTAACCCACAATATTTCGTAGAGGTGCCTGTTGAGCAGGAGTTGCCGAAGGAAGAGGGGGCTTACCTCACTAATGCATCAAACGTATGGGTTAGCTTCCACTTTGCGCCACCAAAACAACCATTCCCGATACACGTCACCCACTGGCTCCGTCCAGCACCCGAAGTAGCTGCGATGCAGGCGCAGATGGAGAGGATGCGTAACGCGCTGGAGGATGTGAAAACAAGCATACGAGCCGCAGCGCACACCGAAATGGGCTCCGCTGGCAGATACCCTACTGGGGCAGAAGTGGCGACCCGCCTTGCTCACAGTAAGCTATACCAAACCGTCACCGCCGCACTTGAGGCGGGTAAAATTGAGAAATAATGGAAGCAAAATACAGCATTGAAGACACAGACTATGCGCATCGTTTCATGATTCGGTGCCACATGAAAGACGGATCTGAACGGGTGGTGACAATCTATTCAGATGAAAACGGGACTGCTCCCGACCTGCAAAAAAGGATACTGGAGAAAAACAGCCAGATATGCAGCACCGAACTGGAACACCACGCCACGAAAGAGCAAGATGCAGCATCAGCAAGATTGTTTGACGATATAATATCCGGACGCATATGACCCACTCACCAATCGAATCATGGCTGACAGACGGCCACACCATCCTGTGCATCTGCGAGGACTTATCCGAACACACCGTAAGGTTTGCCGAACTGCTCCGGTCGCGCCTATCAGATGGCGACAAGCTGTACATGGTTGTGCAGGACAACCGGGCGCGCACGGATGAAATCGGCTACCGCTACACCGAACCGCACGACATTGAGGTATGGCGTACCGTACCGGAATGGCTGGAGCAGGAAGACCACGACACCGTTTCATCAGCACTGGCGTTGTGCGTGTTCGGCCCACAAGACCTGCGAGGCGGCGATCTGACCGCACTCGATGGGGTGAAGGAGATTTTAATTTATAATCAGCATTAAAAAATAACCATGAAAGAACTATTAATGGCTTTTGCCAGTACGGACAATACGAGGTCAGATTTCTTGCACGCACCATTTAACATAGGGGAGCATACATTTTCTACAAATGGATATACGCTCATCTGCGTTGAAAAACAGGGCGAATACAACGAGGTGCCTATCGAAAAATTAAAAGGAGTTTGGCCAGTCGAACCCAATTGCAACAAATCATATTCGGTAGAAGCAATCCGCCAAGCAGTCAATGCCTGCCCATTGATAAACGAAACCGAATGCGACGAATGTTATGAGTGTGACGGCGCGGGGGAAGTCGAATGGGATTATGATGGCAAGAAAGGCAAACAATATCATCAGGAATTTGAATGCCCTTGTTGCGACGGAACAGGGGAGATAAACACACGCCTTACAGGCCGAAGGATTTTTAAAAAGTACGATGATGCGTTCCATATCGTACTTAATGACTCAGTTTTTGGTGCCGAATACTTAAATCATATCGTCCTCGCTGCTGACTTTTTCGCCACCACAGAGGTGACCCTTCTTGCAGAGGGCAAAGCTGCAAGAAATTGCTTTAAAATAGGCAACGCAGAGGTTATCATAATGCCGGTGCTGCACCAAGATGACGAAACAAAGGCTGCTATGACTGTAGTCCCCGAACTAACCCATGCCTAACCACCTCTACACCCACCCAAGCCAGCCCCGCGAAAAGACGGATTGGGGCAATATCGCTGTATGGGCGTTTGTTGTCGCCCTGCTCATTGTTGTACCGCTAACCATTTATACACTACTACCATGAGAAATGACACTTTAATTAGGCTTCTACTCATGGAAGTTGAAAAGGAGCGGGAAGAAGCAGAGCGTTACTTTAAAATATCTGAAATGCCTGCCTTAGAGCCAATGATTGACGTTTCGCCAAGCACCATGCCTCCGCCGCAAAACAACAAAGAGGCGCGCCTCCAAAGCAGGCAGAATAGGAAGAAGCAGCGCGGCACTATACAGCGGCCTGCAAGCATGAACCAAAACACACAACCTCGTAACGAACCTTGCAACTGCGGGAGCGGTATCAAGTACAAAAAATGCCACGGTAAGCCATGACCCACCCCTTCCGATTCTACTGCCTTAAAGGCGAATTTGCCGGTATTAAAGAGTTCCACGGCACATATGATGAAGCCTACCAACT